CCCCACCGACAGACAAGTGCTGTCGGTGGGGCGTGCTTATTTGTCGGCTCCCTTCTGCACTTCGCTCGGATGGTGGATCGTAGGGTAGTGGGGGTAGAAGCTATAGTTGTTCGCTCGCAAAGCCCTATTGGAGACTGTTGCGGTAGAGTCCTATCCTCTATTTAGAGCGCTAAGGCATCGCACGCCCAACTCCCCGATATGCCTCTCCGAAGTGATACGCAAGCCCTTCGCTTCATCGCGCGTATTCCTCTTATTCAGCGGAGGAAAAGTACCCTTCTCGTGAAGAAAAAGCGCCTTCCTGTAGTGGTTTCCCTTTGTCTATGTACGTAGTCTTAAAGACCAGGTACGTAAATCCAAATATCCACGTACGTAGATATTAGAACCATGTACGTAGCCCAAGCTTATCTGCCAGTCGTCCGCAACTTTTATCCCTATGCGAAATAACGAACCAATATAGGTCTGCGGGGTGACCTGTATTGGTTTGGGGCATCTCCCTATAGTCCTTCATCTGCGAGGGGCTATAAATACCCGCCTTGCCTATCGCTATGGGCGCATTGAGCGTGAGGACAAAGGCTCTGCCCAGAGCGGGGCGTCTTGCCGAGAAAATCGCTTACGGCTGGTAGTCACTTCCTCGATCTGCCCTCGGCTTCTGAGGTGGTTGTCTTGTCGTTTTCTGCAGATTCGTTTGGTGGAAACGGAAATTAGGTGTATCTTTGCAAGCGAAATCTTTAGAGAGTCCTCTCGAGAAGTGAATGGCTCCGTAGCTCAACTGAATAGAGCATCTGACTACGGATCAGAAGGTTACAGGTTTGAATCCTGTCGGGGTCACAACGGAGAGATGAGACAATACTACTAAAGGACGGAATGGCTCCGTAGCTCAACTGAATAGAGCATCTGACTACGGATCAGAAGGTTACAGGTTTGAATCCTGTCGGGGTCACCACAAGAAGAAGCGCCGTACTACCACGAGGTAGTACGGCGCTTTCGCTTTGTAGGCCCGCTCCACCTATGCGGTGGGGCGGGTCTTTTCGTATAGGTCGGGCAGGCAGATCTCCAAGAGGTCGAGGACGTGCTCGAAGCCTTCCGCCCCACCGTAGTAGGGGTCGGGGACGTGGTCGCGTGGGCTACGCTCGCTCCACTCGGGTAGGAGGCTGATCTTGCGCGCCAGCTCTTCGGTGGGCGCCAGCTCCAGTAGGCGCTCTCGATTCGCTTCGTCCATCCCAATGATATAGTCAAAGTGGAAGAAGTCCTCGTAGGTGATGGGGCGGGAGCGACTCTCGAGGGAGTAGCCCCGACGGGCGGCGTGGGCACGCATACGCCCGTCGGGGAGCTCGCCTTCGTGGTGAGCGATGAGGCCCGCGGAGTCGATCTCGTAGTCGCCTTCGGCGCCCTGACTCGCTACGTAGTGGCGGAAGAGTCCTTCGGCTGATGGGCTGCGGCAGATGTTGCCGAGGCAGACGAAGAGGATACGTACAGGGCGGGAGGGCTGTGGACTCACGTGGGGCATACTACTCGATGCTTAGGTCGCCGAGGGTGACACGCCCACCCTGGCCGACGATCGCCTCAGCGACGAAGCGGATGCGTGAGCCCGAGGTACCTGCGGGGAGTAGGACTTCCTGGGGGATGGGGTTATTCTGGATGTTGTCGAAGTTGCCCGAAGCGACCTTCTGCCCGTCGACGTAGATGCTGTAGGAGCGGACGTGGCCCGAGGCATCACGCTGCTGCGAAGGCGTGTAGATGAGCTTCTGGATGGGACGTGCGTCCTTGAAGAGCAGCTCGAGTGAAGTCTGCCCAGCTTCGAGCGTGACCGTCGTGTAGCCGTTGCCGTCGAGCAGTGCCTTGCGGTCATCTGCGCCCAGCGAAGGCGTCTGGATCTGTGAGGCAGCGAAGCCAAGGCGCTTGGTCGTCTCGGGGCGATCCTTATTGGTCGACGTGGAGACGCGGGCGCGGATCGTAGCGTGGTCGTCGCTGAGGGTGAAGGGACCCTTATAGCGCTGCCAGCCCTTGGGGTGCTTGGTCTTAGCATCCTCGATAGTGTACTCGATGATGACGTCTGGCGTGACGGAGGTGATGTGCACCTTGTCGCTCTCGTCACGGCGGATCGAGGGAGCCTCGAGCACCTCAGGGGTGAGGTAAGCTGCGATCTCGGCGATGCAGACGGGGCCACGTGCCTCCTCGAAGGTGACGCGCAGGCTCTTCGTCTCTACGGGAGCGAAGCGGATGATACGCTTGTAGCCGATGGTCGTCAGGCTATCGGAGGTCGCTACGGGCTCGAAGACGCCGGGGCTTGTCTCCGTCTCGATGCGGAAGCGCTTGACACGCTGCCCGAGGGCGATGTACTCCTGCAGGACGAGGGTATTGAGGCGCGTGGGGCGGGAGAAGCGGTAGAAGAGGTAGCCGCTCGTCATGCCGTCAGCCATAGCCCAGTAGGTCTTCGTCTTGCCGTCGTTGGAGAGGTTGGGGGCGAACTTCTTATCACCGCTACGGAGGTTCGATGCGGTGACAGCGACACCACGGAGCTTGTTGTCACGGAAGGCCTCCTTCAGATGGTCGTGCCAAGCGATGAGGCGCGTAGAGTCCTCAGCAGGGATGCGGCCGTGTAGGTCGATGGGGCAGTTCAGGAGGAGGTTGGCATTGCGACCGACACTCTGGTAGTAGAGGCGGACGAGGTTAGCCACGGAGCGGACCTGATGGTCTTCGCGGGGGTGGTAGAACCATCCTGGGCGGATGCTCACATCGACTTCGCCAGGGAGCCACTGCTTAGCGTCCTCCATACCCCACTGGGCTTCGGAGTAGTGCTTCGCCTTGTCCTCGTCGTACATGGCCCAGTTGGTCTGGCCAGCCCAGCCCTGCTCGTTGCCGATCCAGCGGATCGTGGGCACGGTACCGCCGAAGATCATGATGTCCTTATTGTTCTTGCGGAGCATCTTCGCGGCGGCCTCATAGCGGTAGTAGCTCTTGGGGTCGATCTGGCGTGTGGTGTCTGCGCCGCCGTACCAGCCATTACCGCCGTTGGCACCGTCGAACCAGTATTCGAATAGCTTGCCATACTGCGTGGTGAGCTCCTTGATCTGCTCGTGGAAGATCTTCTGATACTCGGGCTGACCGTAGTACTGGCTATTGCGGTCCCATGGGGAGAGGTAGAGGCCGAAGAGCAGGCCGTGCTTGCGGCACGACTCGCTGAGCTCGCGGACGAGGTCGCCCTGCCCATCCTTCCAAGGGCTGTTCTTCACCGAGTACTCGGTGGTCTTCGTGGGCCAGAGGCAGAAGCCGTCGTGGTGCTTGGCGGTGAGGATGACCCCCTTCATGCCGGCGCGCTTGAGCGTGCGCACCCACTGCTCGGTGTCGAGGCGCTCGGGGGCGAAGGTCTTAGCGGGGGTGTTGCCATAGCCCCACTCGAGGTCGTTGAAGGTGTTGAGGCCAAAGTGCACGAAGGCGTAAGTCTCCAGCTCCTGCCACTCGATCTGGGCGCGTGTAGGGACGGGATGGACTGGGGCGGGTGCTTTGCTCTGTGCCGTGCCCCCAATGGGGAGGCTGAGGGCGAGGAGTAGCGATGCGATCCCAGCGGTTAGCTTCTTCATAAAGGGTAGGATGGGTGGATTAGTATTTGTACTTGCGCTGATTCTCTGCGCTGAGGAGTGCCGAGGGCTCAGCTATCGTCTTGTCAAGTAGGGTGCTGAGGGCTGTGACGAAGGCCGTACTGCTATTGAGGCAGGGGATGTAGGTGAAGCTCTTGCCTCCTGCCTCGAGGAAGTCCGCACGGCCCTCGTCATTGATCTCCTGGATCGTCTCCAGGCAGTCGCAGACGAAGCCGGGGCAGACGACGGCGATGCGCTCGGCACCTTCGCGGGCGAACTCCTTCACACGGCGTGCCATATACGGCTGGAGCCAGTCGTGGAAGCCCAAGCGGGACTGATAGACCAGCTCGACGCGCTCTGGCTCGAGGCTGAGGTCTTCGGCGAGGTAGCGTCTGGTCTCCTCGCACTGCAGGCGGTAGCAGTCCTCCTCGCCGTGGCGCTCATGCCAAGTGCGGCGGTCAGCGCAGTGGGCGGAGTGGCCGTTGTGCTCACGGCACGCCTTCGGGATGTGAGAGAGCGGTACGCCGTGCATCGAGATGACGAGGCGGTCGAAGGGCTCCGTGAGATACTCACGGACGCTATCGGCTAAGGCCGTACGGTAGGCCGTCTCCCCGTAGAAGGGGGCTTGCAGACGCAGGCGCATGGGGCGTAGACCCAGACGGCGGATCTCCTCAAGGACGAAGGCCACGGCGGTCTCATAGCTGCTACGCGCATAGTGGGGGTAGAGTGGGATGATGACGACCTCCTCGATGTCGGGGAGGGCTGCGAGGGCCTCTAAGGCTTCGCCCGTACCTGGACGGCCATAGCGCATCCCTACCGCTACGGGCTCACGGCGTAGCTCGGCGAGCTGCTGGGCTATCGAGGCGGAGTGGGAGATGAGTGGGAAGTTCTGCGCATCGGCATCCCATATCGTGCGGTAGTTCGCAGCGGACTTCGGCGCACGACGGGGTACGATGAGGTGATGGACGAGGAAGTAGCGCAGCGGGTAGCTGATCCCGATGATGCGGCGGTCCATGAGGAAGGTGTGCAGGTAGTCGCGCACGTCAGAGACGGACGGGGAGTCGGGGGAGCCTAAGTTCAGGAGGAGCGTGGCGCGCCCAGCGGGGAACTCTGCCCCGAAGAGGCATGGGCGTGTCGTCCTCATCTCTTGGGGGGCTGAGGGGATAGACGTACTATGCTTCATCACCTTCGGCCAGAGTGTAATCCTGGAAGAGGAAGTCATTGTAGGGGAAGCGCTGCACGTGGATCTCACGGGCGCGGTCGTAGAGGAGCTGCTTCAGCTCTTCGATCCCCTCACCTGTGCGGGCGGAGATGAAGCAGCAGCCCTGCTCACCGAGCTTCGCCATCCACGTCTGCTGCAGCTCTTCGCGGCTGATATTGCGACGGGTGCGCTCGCCGAGGTCGTCGGCATCACGCTCCTCGAAGGTGAAGGCGTCGATCTTATTGAAGACGAGGATCGTCGGCTGATCGATGCCAGCGTTGATCTCTCGCAGCGTCGAGGAGACGACCTCGATATGCTCCTCGAAGTTCGGGTGAGCGATGTCCACCACGTGTAGGAGGAGGTCCGCCTCACGCACCTCGTCGAGCGTGCTCTTGAAGGACTCGATGAGCTCCGTGGGGAGCTTGCGGATGAAGCCCACGGTGTCGGAGAGGAGGAAGGGGAGGTTGTGGACGATGACCTTGCGGACGGTCGTGTCGAGCGTAGCGAAGAGCTTGTTCTCAGCGAAGACCTCGCTCTTCGATAGCACGTTCATCAGCGTGGACTTGCCTACGTTGGTATAGCCGACGAGGGCAACACGGACGAGCTTGCCACGGTTCTTGCGCTGCATCGACATCTGGCGGTCGATGACCTTCAGCTCGGCCTTGAGGTGGGCGATACGGTCCTGGATAATACGGCGGTCGGTCTCGAGCTGCGTCTCCCCAGGGCCACGCATCCCCACACCCCCACGCTGGCGCTCGAGGTGCGTCCACAGGCGGGTCAGTCGGGGGAGCATATAGCGATACTGAGCCAGCTCGACCTGCGTCTTAGCGTAGGCCGTGGTAGCTCGGGAGGCAAAGATATCGAGGATGAGGCTCGTACGGTCAAGGATCTTGACCTTCAGAGCCTGCTCAATGTTACGAAGCTGCTTGGGACTGAGCTCGTCGTCGAAGATCACGATACCGATCTCATTCTCCTCGACGAAGAGGCGGATTTCCTCCAGCTTGCCCTTGCCGACGAAGGTGACGGAGTGGGGCTGATCAAGGCGCTGGGTGAAGCGACGTACGGCTCGCACACCAGCTGTGGAGGAGAGGAAGTCCAGCTCGTCGAGATATTCGCGGGCCTGCTCCTCGTTTTGGTTCTTAGTGATGAGCCCGACGAGGACTGCTTCCTCGCTCTTGGCTTCAGTGATGATAAACTCTCTCATAATCTAGACAAAAATACGATAATATATAAGGAGTCCGCTCAGCGCACTGTCGCCGTGCCCGCAAGCTCGGTGCTGGGCGCTCTACGACGGCTCGCTCTTTACTCCCTGTCTTATGCGGGTGACACTTCGCGAAGCGTGTGCGCTTCTATAATCCGCAAAACGAAGCGTTCGGCACATCGCAAACGAAGCGTACATCCCCACACACCGCTGAGAAGAAACGAAGCGTCACATTTTCGGGGAATATACCAAGGGCGTTCGGCAACCATCCGAACGCCCTTCTTGCATCAGTCAAATAGGGTCGGCTCTTCCTCCTTGACATAGTTGCACACCATCCATTCCTCCTGCTTGCGTCGGGAGGTTTTAGAGGCTGATATCGTGCGCTCGATACGATGGATGTGCCACCCGTGCTCCGTAGCATATCGCTCGATATTATCATCAGGGAACATAGTTAGCATGAACTTACCCTTGACCTCTGTAAGGAGGTCAAGGAGAGCCAGCAGGTGGCTCTCGCCGAACACGCCCTCGTAATGCCCGCAGTCACTCCCCACATAGGGAGGATCGACGAAGTGGAAGGTGTCGGGCGTATCATAGCATCTGATCACCTCAAGGGCATCCCTATTCTCAATCGTGACATTATCCAGACGGCGGGCGAGGTGCTCACTGAACTCCTCCTTGGCATTCCTTAGCTTCTTGGGCATGCCACCACCAAAGTCATATCCGAACGTGCCATCAAGCATCGAGGCAAAGCTCATCTTTGAGAGTGCCCAGACGGCCCAGGCTCGATCCATACGAGTGAAGAACTGCGGGTACTCCAAGATGTGGGCTGCGTGTGCGTGGATATCCCTCGAGTGCACAGTGACATCGACACGGGCCTTCAGAAGGTCATACTCCGTCTTGAGCATCTCGTAGAAGTTGGTCATCTGCTGGTTGAGGTCGTTGATCACCTCACCGTCAGAAGGGTCTTTAGCGAAGAAGACAGCCGCGCCACCACAGAAGGACTCTGTATAGAGGGTATGCGAAGGGATTAGAGGCAGGATATGCTTGAGCATCGTCTGCTTACCTCCATAGTAGGTGATAGGGGTTCTCATTTAGGATAAATCGTTGTATTTTTGCGGTCTCTCACCCACACTACATAAGCAATGCGCTGACACGAAAGGAAAGGCATTAAGCCCTCGACCTTTGCGTGTCAGCGCATATTTGTAAGTGTGAGGTGAGAGTCCACTTACGAAGGTCGGGGGCTTTCTTACACCCCGACCATGGAAGAAGTTACTTGTAGTTGAACTGGCTCTTGCCGAAGAGGCGAACAGCCTTGTAGTAGAGGTAGGAGAGGACGATGAACCACGTCTGTGATCCCGCCTTGCGACCCTTGAAATAGTCGATAGACCGACCTACCATATCCTGAAAGAGGACGAAGTCCGCTCGCTGTCTATCCTGCTCCGTCCCCCCAATGTTGTAGCGAACATCGTGCTGAACGCACTCCTGCTGGAAGAACTCGTAGTGCGGAGGCTTAAGCCAGCGAAGAAAGCCTGAGCAGGCTCCGCATCCGTTAATCTTGTTATCTGTGGCCATAGTCTATTAGCTGAACTCCGCAGAGAACGCGGAGGTGAATATGCGTGTTGAAAGCGGCGACATTTCGCCAGCGGTAGCAGGCTCCAGGCGATGCGTGAGAGCGTATCGCTCCATCGTACGATCGTAGGTCTTTGGTGGCACGGGATATATGGCCCCCGCCATTTGAGGTCCAGTCATTGACACCCCAGCAGATCGAGCCATATCAATACCCGCCTCCCAGGACCCTTTCGTTGCCACGGCGACATCCCACAGGGTCTGCCCAGGTAGCGTCATTACATCCATCGTTTACGTATCTTGAGGATGAAGATGGTGACAGCGATGATGATAGCGGTGCAGCCGAGCACTCGTAGAGTGGAGTTGATGTCAGCTATCGCACTCGTCTTTTTGACCTGGGTCTCCACGTAGACGCTGTCGATTTTTTGCAAATACACGGTGTCGCGCTGCGTTCGATCGCGGATGCGTGTACGCCACCGCTCCAGGTAGACAGTATCCCCCTTGGAGTGGATGTACACGCTGTCATGCACATAGATGCTATCACGTTGCACGCTGCTTCGTTCGCTCCACTCCACGCGACGCTCACCCTTGACTACGGCAGTCTTTGTCGTTCCGCAAGATGAAAGCGATACGAGGATCAGCGACCAAAAGAGGATGAGCGCGAGGAACAGCAGCAGGCGCTCTTTATCGACTCGTCTCATAGCTCTACAGGTCTGCATACTCAGGAATAGCATCGAAGCAGGGGCACTCTTTAATTCGCTCCCACGGGTCTACTATACCGTTACCATTGGTGTCAGGAGAGAAGTCGCGATGTCCTTGGATCTTAGCCTTGGGGTATCGACTCCGAAGCTCGCCGAGGAGCTTGCGGAGTGAGGAGCGCTGGGCATCAGTGCGATTGTCGACACCCTTCCCCGACTTGTCGATGCCACCTACGTAGGCGACATTGATAGTCTCCGAGTTGTATCCCTTGACCCCATTGCTGATAAGCTCCTCGGGCTGCATGGGATGCACGACCCCATCAGCCGTGATTACATAGTGATAGCCAGGTCGCTGGAAGCCACGCTGCTGGAAGACCTGCTGGAGCTCCTTCACTCCCCACCCTTGGGGGGAAGCCGTGCAGTGCACGGCGATGTAGTTAATCGTTCTCTTGCTCATCGTCTTGTTGATTAGTGCCTTGTTTAGGCGGCTGATACATGTACTTGTTGAGCCGATATTTGTAGTCGACCCCGAAGAGCGCCCCAGCGAAGGTCGACATCTCACCAAATGCAAGGAGCACGGAGTTGTGGATCTCCCCTCGAGGGACGACAAGGAACGCCGTCCAGACGAGTGCTATGCCCGAGAGAGTGAGGAGGACGGCTATCCAAAGTTGGACAGTAAGGCGCTTGCGCATAATAGAGTTTAGTAGTGGGCGTCGATGTGGATGCCCGAGGTTGTTATTTTGATGGAGTTGACAGTTTGCCCGTCCATCTCAAGTTGCTCGCGAATGCGAGCTCGCCAGTACAGTGGCTGGTTGTCAAGGAGCATGTCTGAGACACCGCACCCGACAGCAGGGGCTTCCTTAAGCTCACCCTGATGTAGGGTGAGTATCAGGGCTTGATTCTGCGGCAGCGTCTCACCGAGAGTAAGTCCCTCGATGATGCGCCCTTCCTCATCGCGCACAAGGTGGATGCGAGGCTCGTAGTCGGGGGTAAGCGTGATGCCTATCATATCAATGTGTCACTTTAGTGTCTTCGTAGTCCTCTCTCCTCGTTAGGGTGAGCGGCTTACCTGCCCAGGAGGCAACGGCTGCCTTCAGCGCCGCTCCGCCGTCATTAGGTACGGGAGTCCAGCTTGAGAGTACCTGCTTGATACCGTTGATATCCCTCTCGAGTGTATTGAGCTTGCTTGTAAGCTCCTGGATCTTGACCAGCCCTCCCAGCGAGCCTCCATTGATGATCACCTCCTCGGCTCTATCCATTGAAAGCACAACCAGGTGGTCAAGATCGCCCGTGAGCGATCCAACGATGACGACTGAGCCGACGGCGGGGCGCACAATAATCTGCGCTCCATCCACCTCGGTGGAAGCCCGTAGGCGCACATCAGGAATGCTCAGCCCATCGATGGAAACCTCGCAGGTGATATCCGATAAGGCTGTGACAACCCCCTGGTAGAGGTTAGTTGCCTTGCCCCCTCCGATCTTAGCGAGGAGCTCACGTAGCTCTCTGTATGGGTCCATTATTAGTTAAGTCTAAATCCAAGCTCGACCTTCCGCTTTCCGCCCGATGAGCTGAACTCCGTCGTAACGGAGCGAACGAAGTAAGTACCCTCTTTATGTGGGTAGTCAGGATCGTGTATCTCTGCGGTGTCACCAGCTCGACACTCAGGGATGAGCCAGGTGTCGAGGCTGCCGTCGTATCCGTCGAAGGTGCGCCGTTTCAGCTCAGTCTCCCCGCGCAGGCGCATACTCACCTCATCAGAGGTAGGGCACTTGACGGTGATCTTGTCTCCTCCAGGAGTACCGACCTCTATCTCGCGCACCTTCCCATCGGGCAAGAGCGCCTTGACAGTTATCTGGTACTTCTTGTCCTCGGCCTTTCGGTAGGTGAGGTCAGCGGACTCAACATTATAGCCGAAGTCATATAGGCGCTCTTGTCCGATGACCTCTCCTGGAGGGTGTAGATGGAGCACCCCGTCGCGCAGGTAGATGTCGGCTCCGCACTCCTCCTGCACCTTTTTGAGCACATCATAGGCGGTCGCCGACTTGATGACGAACTTATCGTATACCCAGGAGTAGGTGCATTTAACCTTGAGCGACAGTCCCACCTCCTTAATGATGCGTGACAACAGGCTTGACAGCCCGACCTTCTTCAGCACCGCATCCTTGAGAGGCTTGCGGAAGAGGAAGAGGTCGTCTTCGCACGTCAGCGTCAAGTCACCGTTATCCGTGGCAATACGCTGCAGGTAGCCCGTAAACTCCTCGACGAGCCCCGTCTCTTCATAGCCTAGACGAATAGTGACTGCATCTCCACGATGGATCGCATCCTCAATGTCGAGAGCCTTGTTGTACTCAGCGGCAGGGAGCGTGATCTTAGCCGTGTCAGCGAGGAGCTCCACCGAGGAGTGTATCTCCACCTTATCGAGCATCGAGAGCTGGTAGCCACCTATCTGGATGTCATAAATCATCGTGTACATAGCTGACTACTTGGTGAGGTCTCGACGAGTGAGTAGGAGCTTGTAGGTATCGTCACTCACTGCCTGGAGGGAGAAGTTCTGGTTTGCATCACCCGAGGTGTGCGGGAACTCCCATGACTCAAAGACGATACGCGTGATACCGAAGAGCTCCAGAAGGGGGCAATAGGCGGATACCTTGGCCGCCTCAAGGTACTTTCGCAGGCGCTGCACATCCTCCTTCGGATATCGTCCATCGGGTCCGATAAGAACTCCCTCAAGTCTGATGCTGTAGTCATCGAGCGTCCAGCGCTCCTTGACGGAACCACGGATCTTCCCCTTTGACACCTGCCGCTTCGTGAGGATATGCTGCCCTGTGATGGTGATCATCGGCTCTTGAGGGAGTAGCCACGGTTCTTCACCCTCAAGTGCCAGAGACACGGGGAAGACCATCGGCAGGCCGAGAGCATTTGTCTGCACCTCCTCAAGCTCCTCCTCAGAGAGAGGTATATCTACCTCGGGGAGATCTCCGTCAGGTAGGACTACTCCTGCCCGATTGAAGAGAAAGGGGGGAGGTATGGGGAGCCGCCTAATTATAGTGTCAAGCTCGAATGTTGTCATCGGTCAGTGCTTGTTGCTATGGCCAGCGATCGGTTGACCACTGAGATGATGCTACGCTCCAGCTCGGCGGTATCGGCCTTATCCATCATAGATACCTGGATGCGCTCGACGAGCTTGCCGATATTCATAGTGATTTGCGTGTTGCGCGTACCACCAGTAGCTATTGCGTCGCCAGTCTTTCCACGGCCACCCTTACCCTTACCTTTGCCCCCCTTCGTGCTTCCAGAGCCAAAGATGACGCTCTCACTACTGCTACTTCCGAGCAGGCCAGGAACGGATATTGACGAAGTCTCTTTGCCTTCATTCCGCTTCTTAGCCTCGTCTTTGGCGATCTCTTCTGCGAGGTGCTTGTCGTAGCCTGAGCCGACTCCGCTGAGGAGGTCCTTAGACGACTGGTAGGCTTGCGTGGCGCTATTGACGCCTACGAAGCCCTTAGCGGCATCGCCTACGGCATTGGCCGCACCAGAGAAGTCCCCTTCAAAAAGCAACTTGATCGCCTTACCAACGTTGCCCACAGCATCGAGCAGCTCGTTGATACGATTGGTCACGTACTCTTTGATGATACCGCCGAAGCCCTTAATCGTGTCCCACATCGTGAGGATAAAGGCACGAAAACCTGCGAACTTATTCCAACAGGCAACAACCACCGTGATGAGCACTCCGATTGTGAGGACAATCATCCCTAGTGGGCTCATTGCCTGTACGGCGTTGAGGGCAGCTTGTGCGCCTGCGAGTGCCGTCATAGCACCCTTGGCAATAAGCGATGCTGCCGCAAGTCCATACTGCGCTATCCGCTGTAGCTTGACGGCGATGGTGAGTGAGACGATGATCCCTGTGATGACAAGGATTGTCGTCTTCCACCGCTCGAAGAATCGCACCGTCCCGACAACAGCATTGATGACTCCGCCAATGACCGCGAAGACCTTAGGCACATACTTCCCTACGATCTCGAAGAGGTCTAAGAGGTAGGGCTTGACCTGCTCGTAGATACTGACAGCTCCACTCTGTATAGCTCCCATCATGGTGTTCCATGCTCCAGCTCCAGATGCCCCTAACGCATCCATCATGCCATGGAATTGCCCGCCTTCCCCCGTCGCATGAGCGATTGCCTGTGCTACATTTTTCGCAGTGATCTGACCCTTACTCATCTTCTCCTGGAGGGATTCGAAGCTCTCACCAGTCATCTTAGAGAGCTCCTTAAGCGGGTTGAAACCAGCACCTACGAACTGCATAAGGTCTTGCCCCATGAGCTTGCCTGCTGCATTCACCTGGCCAAAGACAAGCGACAACGTGGAAAATTTTTGGGCATCACCCCCCGAGATATCCGCCAGCTGACGCATATACCCCGTTACCTTGTCTGCCTCAATCCCAAAAGAGAGCATCTGTTTTGCTCCTTCTGTGAGTTGCATTCGGTCAAAAGGCGTTCGGTCAGCGAACTCAGCGATTTCCCCGAGCATCTGATTTGCCCGCTCTCCATTGCCGACAAGCGTCTGAAATGCGATACTCGTTTGCTCTGCCTGCATCCCGATTTTTGATACTGCCGCCAGCCCTCCGCCGATGAGGGCGTAAGGGTTGGTTAGCAGCGCAAAGCCAGGGATGCTACTAAGCTGGCTACCCAAGTTAGAAAAGCTGAAAGCCTTGCTGATGGACGCGCCAACACGCTTAGCCTTACTTTCGATATTGTCGAGAGCGCTAATAACTCCTCGAGCCGTCGACCAGACATTCTCCTGCCTGGCTTGGAGGTTGATGAAGAATTTTAGCTGCTTATCCATTGCTTTGGGCTTCGAGCTTGCGTAGCTCGTTGAGATAGTTGATGGTTGCCGCCCATTGATGATCGGGCAGCGTATCGGGGTTTAGGTGTAAGTAGTAGCGGATGTAGGTGTCGAAGAAGAGGAAGCTCTCCCAGGAGACCTGTCGCTCTTCGGAGGAGGAGATAGCCTCCACCTCCCTTAGAGCTTTTTTACCTCGGCCTCCTTCTGCTTGAGAACCTCATCCAGCTTGCCAATAGCAGGCAGGAAGTAGTCGTCATCTTCAAGAATCTCCTTGTCGCCATCCAGCCAGAGTTGCTTAAAGAGCGTTTCCGACAGCTGGATGGGATCCTTGATGCCAGAGACAAAGCTGAACTCCTGGCGGGTAGGCTTACGGATAGCGCAGCTCTTATCCTCTACGACGATGAGATAGATGGCATCCTTGCCATGCTGCTTCTTCCACGATTCGATTTGTTCGGGTTTGAATTCCATTCTTATACAGATTAAAAAGCGTTCGAAGGACTATGCACTCTGCTTGCGTAGGAAGGTGAATGGGAGGGTATATTCAGTGAACTTGTCGCCCTGCTTCCACTTGTCTTCCTCCTTGCTAAAGGTGCAGCCGACAAGCGTGTCGGTGTGGATGACATCGCCCTGAGAGGGGTCACCGTAGCACACCACGATGGTTGTCGAAGCGCCGAGGATACTTCCACCACAAGCCTTCTGCAGGAGGTGAAACTCGCTACCAGTTAGGGTGATCGTTCCAGAGTACTTGATGTTACCACGCTGGACAGCCATTGGCTGGCTGCCAGCCCCGTAGATGGGCTCCTGCTCCTGCTCGGCGGTGTACTCGATTCCACGGAGGCCCGTGACACGACGACCGCCGAGGAGCAGGGTAATGGTCATCCACTCGTACTCGCGTCCGTTGTAGATGTTCATTGGAGTAGGATTACTTAGATGTTACAGCTGTGAAGCCAAGCTCTACGTCGATGTAGCGGGCATAGCCAAAGGGGCGCACCGAGAGCTTTGCTCGCACCTCCGACGTCGCAAGGACATTGGTAGGCAGGATCTCAAAGCGACAAGCGCTACCCGTAGAATCATCGGCAGAGAGTTCCCCCTTTGCGGTCATAGCTCGGTCGATAGCCGACGTAATTTCCTGCTCCCAGCTACGCACGGTTGCAGGGTGCAGCGTTCCGTCGGCTTCAAGTTCAAGCTCGTCGAGAAGGAAGGAGAGGAGGGTGTCGTAGGCGATACGGTAAGCCTTGTCGATCGTTCGGCGTGCAGTGACATGAGCATAGTCGTCAGACTCGCTCGTCGCCAGACGATCGTCGCAGAAATAGAATCCTGCCCGGCCGACATACTGACGAGGGACGATATACCCCTTAGTGTAGAGGTCAGCGACAGCACCTGTCTGCTGCTCGATAGGCTGACCGCTCAGATAGATTGCATCGGCGGCGATCTTACCATCTCGCACGCGACCTACGTTGCGCTGCACTGCACTTGCCGCAATGCGACCAGCCAGGAGACCAACAGCAGCACCCTTACCATCAGGCTGGGTGTCGCCGACAAAGACACCTACTCTGTTGCAACCGAGCTCGCCAAGGTCCTTGAGCCCCTGACGCTTGAAGCCACGGCCTTCAAGGATGACGAAGAGTGGTGCATAGAGCGCCTCGGTTGCATACACTGCGGTCTCTTGAGCCTTAGGGATAGCCGAGAGCACATCGGCGACGATCCCCTCTGCGGCCTCAGGCTCATCCTGGGCGTCTAGGGCGATGGCTACTGCGCGCAGACGGCCCTTACACAGGGTGATGAGCTTACGAAGCTCGCCAGCCTCGTCTTCGGTGTCCCCCTTCGTGCAGAGCTCGGTCATCGTCTTCGTCTTCTCGACGCCGTAGATGATGACCTCCGTACCTTCACCAGCCTCAGAGTAGAACTCACGCACGTGCTTATAGAGGACAGCATTGTTCTTCCCCGTGACCTTAAGGCCCTTCAGGTCTCCAACCGATCGGATGGAATAGGTCTTACCGAGCTCGTAAGTTGAGCCAACGGCCGTAGAGGCGACCATGAGAGCGAGGAGCCCATCGGGAGAGTCGCCCACCTTGCCGAGGTTGCCCTCGGCAAAGGTGATTTTAACTCGTGGTAACTGTGCCATGATCGTTGCTGTTAGACGTTACCCTCCGCAATCAGGAAGAGCCCCTTCTTGTCGTAGCGTCGGTGGCTACCGCCAAGGCGCATCAGGAAGGAGTAGATGTCTCCGTAGTACTGCGGATCCTTTTCACTGGCGAACATCTCGATCTTGCCCATGGCACGAGACACACAACTCTTCTGCCATGCAAAGCCTGCTGCAACCTCGGTTGCATCGCCTCCATCGGGAGTTGTAATAAGCTCTCCATTGGCCTTCATTCGCAGCACCGTACTGCGAGAGAAGATGTCAATGTTGTAGAGGCGACCTACCGTTCCCTTTGACACGTCGGCCGAAGCCAGGAAGGCCATTCGGTTCGCTTCTGTAAGGCTGTCAAGTAGGTCGGCATACATATCTGAGTCAATGATCAGATAGCGGCCTGTGGCTGGGAGATCTTGCTTGTCCATGCGGATAGCAATCTGGTGGACGACTTTATCGGTCATCTTCAGACGACGACCTGTACCCTGTGTGGTGTGGGCATCGCGCTGTGCGCCATCAGTCAGGATGGTGTGTGCCGAATCAGCCCCCTTCGCCCAGCGCTGCAGGATGAGCTCAGAGGCGACACGACGCATCTCCTCCTTGTCATTGAGGATGATTGAGGAGCGCTTGTTATAGGACAGCTCGACAGTGTCAGCGTGAGAGATGTGCACGGGATCACTAGTGAGTTCATCCAGCTCATAGGTGAGATCCTGGTCCGTTCGCTCTGTAGGCTGAGCGGGCTTGGTGGTGCGGTTTACCTGCACCTTGCTGGGTCTGCCTGCATTGGGCACGTGGACAATTTTATTGTCCACGTACTGGGAGTCATCCTCCGACTTCTGCACAAAGGAGTTGTCTGGGAAGAAGTTCTCTTGCAGGGTGTCGATCCAGACTTCGGTCTGTAAAGGCATAATTGTTTGTTTTGGTTAATAGGTTGGTTTATCGTCGGAAGGTCAGCCCTTATACTCCGTGCCGAAGCGCTCACGGAAGAGCGCCTTGAAGCCTTCAAAGTCGACCTCCTTATACTCACTGAGAAGCTCGGCCTTATCCAGCTCATCCCAAGTCTTGTTTGCGAACTTGCTGGAAGGTGCTCCCCCTTCCCCCGTCTCGATATATCGGCGCGCGAAAGAGGGGTTCTTCTTAGGCGTCGCCTGCGCAGATGGAGGGAGCGAATTAATGAGCTGACGGGTAGCGTCTGGATTAGACTGCATGAGGGCTGTGTAGTGCGGCAGGAGCTCCTGGGTGATTTTCCCAGCCTCAACCGCTGCGTGGAGGAAAGTTTCCGTCTCCTGCGCTTGGAGCTGAGAGAGCTGCGCGCGAAGCGTTTGGTTCTCCTCAGCGAGCGCCTGCTTCTGCTGATAGAGGTCCTGTACGCCTCTCGTGACATCAGCCTCGGTGGCGGTGTTGGAGAACGCTGGACAACTCTTACGGATGTCATCGATTAGTGCCATGTTATCTATCATTTGTGCCTGTTTGTTCAGGCGGTTATCAAAGTACTTACGTATTTCCTCTGCGGAGGAAGAGTTGGTAGGACTATCGTCGTCATGGTCCATCGAGTAGACCCCATCGATAAGCCCCATTGAAAGACACTCTTGAGACGTAAGCCAGTGGTCTTGCCCATCATTGAAGTACGTTGCCTCAATATCCTCAGGAGACTGCTGTAGGCGACCTGCGATCATTCGTGCTAAATCCCCTTGCAGTTGTTCCATCTGCTCTGCCATCTGACGCAGATCGTGGCTGTTCCCATATGTGCCACCACTCACATTGTGGAGCATGAGCTTGGCGTATGGCGACATATAGAGTGGTTTACCGCACAATGCTATGATAGCGGCCATACTTGCAGCAACCCCATCGATATAGATGGTGATATCTGCTTTGCTATCATGCAGCGCCTGGTAGATCGCCAGACCAGTGTACACGTCGCCACCGATACTATTGATGCGCACATCAATCTTGCTATACGTGCGGGAGAGCTCTAGAAGCTCGGCAACGACACGTGCATCGGTGATATCCGAGTACATGCCAATCTCACCATAGAGAAGGATAGCCACCTCGCCAGAGGAGGAGGGCAGGACATTAAAAATGGAGGTTCTACGTGCCATGAGTGCTGTTCTTTTGGGAGCAAATTTATGGGCACATACCATCTTTTCGCAAATCGCATTTTACACACATAACACTCTGATTATATGATATAAACAGAAGGTTAGATGATGAAAATTCGATTTGCGAAAAGCCCCTATTGCGTGCGAACTTTGCCTCAGGAAAGAACGAAACAACAGGTCACATGGCAAAGACTCAAGATACCCCCAACAGCAACAAGCGCGAGATGGCACAGCGCCTCTACGTAGACAGCGGATACACTCAAGATGAAGTAGCCAACATCATAGGTGTATCGCGCCAGACCATCGTGAGGTGGGCAAAGACATACCATTGGCAAGAGCTTAAAGCTGCAACTTCGGTTTCACCAGCCGAGCAGATTCGTCAGCTTCGCCAGCAGATAGCCAACATTAACGAGTCGATTCTCAAACGTCCACTTGCAGAGCGCTGGGCCACCCCAGCCGAAGCAGACTCTCTCAACAAGCTTGCTGCAGCCATCCAGAAGCTCGAGAAAGAGGTTGGCATTGAAGACCTCGTGAACGTGGCCATGGGTATGACAGCATGGGTCAGAGAGAGTGACACCGACAAAGCAAAAGCACTCGGTGCACTCTTTAACGCATACATCCAACACATCAGCGGGGGAGGGCGCAAAGCATGAATCAATCGGAAAAACAAGCCCTTGCAAGGTGGGAAGAGTTCCACCGCTCAATGCAGAGCAACATATTTGTTGACACCTCCCTCGCAGCGCATGAGGTGGAGGCTCTACGCCTACAACTAGAAGCCGATCCTATACGCTGGATACAGCATATCTTCCCAGCCTATGCAAAATACCCCTCTGCGGACTTTCAGAAAAAGGCTATCCTCCGCATCATCGAGCACGAGGAGTGGTACGAAGTACTCTCGTGGGCACGTAGTCTAGCGAAGAGCACGGTGGCGATGTTTGCCCTCCTCTATCTCGCTCTCACAGGTCGGAAGAAGTTCATCATTTGCGCCTCCGCAACGGAGGATGCTGCCATACGACTTCTCACCCCCTATCGCGTAGCCCTCACAAGCAACCCTCGATTACGTCAGCTCTATGGTGAGCAGAAGACCCTTGGTGCGTGGACGGAAAGTGAGTTCACAGCTAGATGTGGCTGTATGTTCCTCGCCATGGGCGCGGGATCTGCTCCTCGTGGAGCTCGAAACGAGTATGCCAGACCTGACGTGCTCTACCTCGATGACTACGACACAGATGAGGACTGTCGAAATCAAGAAACCCTAAAGAAGAAATGGGAATGGTGGGAGCAAGCGCTCTATGGTACGCGAGACATCTCGGAGCCCCTCCTTGTGCTGTGGTGTGGCAACATAATAGCTAGAGACTGTTGTGTCGCTCGAGCTGGCAAGCAGGCTAACCACTGGGACATTGTGAACATCCGAGATAAGCACGGGCGTAGCACCTGGCCTGAGAAGAACAGCGAGGAGAAGATCGACCGAGTACTATCGAAGATCAGCAAGCGGTCACAGCAAGCCGAATACTTCAACAATCCAATAGCTGAAGGGAAGATCCTCAAATTACTCCCCGTTGGCAAGGTCCCCGACCTCTCAAAGTTCCGCTTCCTGGTCGCCTATGGAGACCCTGCTTACTCCGATAGTAAAAGCCGAAAGAGCTCAACCAAGTCACTATGGCTGATGGGTAAGCACAAGGAGCGCTATTACATCATTCGTGGATATCTCGGGCACGCTACCAATGCTACATTCATCAGTTGGTACTTTGAGCTTGAGAAGTTCGTCGGTGGGGCTTGCCCAGTGTATCATTTCATCGAAAACAACAAGCTGCAAGACCCATTTTTCCAGCAGGTTTTTCGCCCTCTCTTGCACGAAGAGAATAAACGGCGGAAGATGAACCTCTACATACGACCTGACGAGAAGAAAAAGACGGATAAAGCCACACGTATCGAAACCCGCCTAGAACCGATAGACCGCGAAGCGCGATGGGTCTTTAATGTCGAGGAGCAGGATAACCCAATGATGAAAGAACTCATTGATCAGTGCAAGCTCTTTGAAATGCACCTGCCCTACCCTGCCGACGGACCAGACTCACTCGAGGGGGGGATACACATCCTTGACGAAAAGCTCCTAGAGTTGGAGCCTCCTACCACCATTGGCTTCGGCGAATTCCGACGCAACAACCCTCACAGACTATAGCACTATGCCTACAGGTAATTTCATCGATCCATCCGACTACAATAGCTCCATCCATAGAGAGATACTTGACTCACTCGTTCGGCGAGAGCGGAGCGCAGGTGTCCCCAACCCCGACTACGACCCCGAAATCGTCGAGGTCTGTGAAGACCGAGCCGTAGGTGAGATGCAAGGCTACCTCATGAAGAGTTATGATACGGAAGCAATCTTCAATGCTCGTGGATCAGACCGACACGCTCTCATACTGATGTACGCCATTGACATTGCCATTTATCACCTCTTCTCGCTTCACAACCCTTACAAGATGTCTGAGCTGAGAAAGGCTCGATATGATCGCGCCATCGAGTGGCTCAAGATGGTAGCTAAAGGAACCATTACAATTGGAGGTGCTCCACGCCTATCTGAGAGTGACCAAACCCAAAACTCCCCATGGCAGATAGAAAGTGAGCCTTCTCGACCACACCGACTATAGACATGGCAAGAACCGTAGACGAAATCAAGCGAGAGATGACCGACGCATTCATGGCCGATCCTGTCATCCGCGAGAAGTACCAGCTCAAGGAGGGGGACACCTTCCGCTCAGCCTTTTCGCTGGTCAGCCTGGAGAATATCCTCTTTTTCATCGTTGCCGCTGCGCACCATGTTGTGGAGCGCATCTTCGAGGGGCACCGCGATGACGTTGAGCGTACGCTCGAGCGTGCTATCGTGGCCACAGTGCCTTGGTACTATCACAAGGCGCTGGCTTATCAACATGGCGACAAGCTCACCATTGATGAGGCGACGATGCAGTATCGCTATGACAAGATAGACGAGAGCCGTAGGGTAGTCAAGTACGCTGCAGTACGCGACCTTGGCGGGAGCATCCAAATCCTTGTGTCAGGAGAAAAGAGCGGGCGGCCAGAAGCACTCTCGGAAGACGTCCTAAAAGCATTCGAAGCATATATCCGAACAATCAAGCCTGCAGGCGTTGTCATCTCAGTTCGTACCGCTCCTGCGGACCACATCCGCATTTCAGCGACCATCTATGTCGATCCGATGATCCTCTCCCCTCAGGGGGTACGCTATCGAGATGGTGTGCGGCCTGTTGAAGATGCTATCAACGCCTACCTCGGCGGCATCACATTCGGTGGCACATTCAACAAGACGAAGCTCGTCGACGCTATCCAAGCCGTAGAGGGGGTCACCGATGTCACCCTCGGCGACTGCTCAGCGCGCACCAATGCAGGGAACTACAAGCCCGTCGAGGGCAATAACTACACAGCCTTCAGCGGCTCAATCGTCTCAGAAGACCTCACATCAACGCTTCACTATGTGGTATAAATTCGACCCGCTCAAGTTCGCATCGGATATGCTCCCTCCTATCCTCCGTTCAAAGGTCCTCCTCGCTATCCTACGGGCAATTCTCACTCCACTCAGGAGACTCCTTGATAGGTTCAGTCTATTTCGTGGAGACGTACATCGGCGTATCAACACGACGGGGCAGACCTACTCCCTTGAGGCCGCACTCAACAATAAGTATCAGCTATCACGTGGCACGATCTACATCACTGACACCGATGATAAGCAGCTCTACCTCTACTTCACATCTGAGGGACGGGCGCCCGTGCATCTAAGACTCCCCAAAGAGCCACAAGACCCACTATTCCTGGGCTACAAAAACGAGGGGAAGCATAGCGAAGACTTCATCGTTCATGTGCCCTCATTCCTCCGAGGCGAGGAGGAGGAAATACGACGGCTAATCACCTACTACAAGCCTGCAGGCAGAACATATAAAATTGAGTTTTACGACTATGAATGAAATCCTATTCAGTGAGGGTGGGCAGCCCATATCCCTCGATGATCTCAAGACCCTCCAGGAGTCTGCGCTCACCTCAATACAAGCCTTTGCCTCAATTCTCCCCGACGGAGTGTATGGTAAGGTATACTACTCTGACCCCAACGGCCCGCGAACACTACGATGGGAAGACTCGATAGTCGTGGCCCGAGGTAAAGTTGGATTCCTCCCCAAAGGCAGCATGCCCTACAAACTCGATACAGACTACTATGCTGCTATCGTGGAAGAAGAGGGGACCACTCAAGATTTTGCCGATGGCAGTAGCCACCCCACCAGGAAGACCACCAAGGTGATCGTCACTGATGGAAAGTCTTCCCACCAGCACTACGCGAAGATGGAACGCAGAGTAGGTCTATCCCTCCCTCTAACTCAGGGCGTACTCTTCATATATGAAAATGAGGAGTACTTCAACTTTAACTGGATCGGGTCTTTCTACGTGCTTAATATCGAGACAGCGAACATCCGTATTATCCAAGGGAAAATACGTGGCACCTTTGACAGCAAGAATGAGCACATTGGGATTGCAAGAGATTCGGGGAGATATCAGGGAGAAGACCTTCTCGCATACGATGGCGGAGCGACTGTGTACGGAGATCACAACCTCCCCATTGGCACACGTCTCATCATCCACAAAGGCAAGGTGTACCTTATCGGGCCTAACGGCGCTCGTATAACCAGCTCGACAGGAGAGCATGAAATCCGCTTTACAATCATCCGCCACCTCGATATAAACAAATCATGGAACGGACTACAATAACTCTCATCAAACGTGCCGAGGCGCTCGCCTCTAAGACTGAAGCGGGCTCCATCACCCCCGAAGAGCTCGGCTACCTCATCCGCGATGTCGCCGCCCATGTCGCCGAGGTAGAGCGCGAGGGTGGAGCTCTCGGTGTACGTAAGGTGTACACCTCCATCTCGGCGATGACTGCCGACACGGCTCCCACTGGCGACGACGACAAGCCCCTGCGCCGTGGCAACCTCGTTGCCGTTTATGACGCTGCCCACCCTACGGCAGCGGACAACGGTCGTATCTACGTGTACACGGGGTCGGGCTACACGGAAGTTGCACATCTGCAGGTGCACCTTGCCAACCCCTACTCGGATGAAGACAAGGCGAAGGTAGATCTCATCAAGACCGACGCTGGCGAGGATCACTACCTCGCTGGCGACGGCACGTATAAGCCTATCCACGTCCCCGAGGCTCCTATCCAGAGTATCTCGGTGGGTGGCACTAACCTCCCTCCCGACTCTCGTGGTAACGTTGACCTCACCATCCCCAAAGCACCAGTGCAGGGGGTGGCAGTCAACGGCAGCACTGTCGCTCCCGACGACTCGGGCATCGTCAACATTGAGACCAAGAGCGGCACTGTACAGAGCGTGACGCTCAATGGGGTCAAGTCGCTCCCCGACGAGTCGGGCAACGTGGCTATCTCCATCGACGAGGTGGCCGTTGACGACACCCTCAGTGCAGAGAGCACCAATGCTGTATCTAATGCAGCAGTCACGGCCAAGCTCAACGAGGTGGAGCGTGCAACGATTGCAGGGATGGATGCTCAGCTCTCCGAGGACGAGCAGACCGTCACGCTCAAGCTCACCAACAAGCAGGGGGGTGAGGTAGCCTCTGTTGACCTTCCCGCAGGAGGAAAGGGAGGCGGTGGAGGTGATCAGCAGACCACTCGCATCATCCTCACCTCCTCGGTGTCTCAGTCCGCAGTCAAGGCTGGCGATACCGCACAGCTGACTTACACCTACCGACACGTGTCGGCAGACAACGACGAGGCTCCTACGGGCGTTCAGGCGACTATCGGCCTGACCATCCGTCGAGGGGCAACGCAGCTCCTGGAGCAGATCATCCCCGACGTATCGGCAGGGACGTACACTCTTGACCTCACACCCTACCTCACCACGGCAGGGACGGTCGACGTGCAGATTCTCGCCACGGCCACCAACGCCGAGGGGAAGACGCAGAAGCGCACGATCGCCACCTCTGTAGCCGTCTACGCCCTTGCGCTTAACTCAAGCTACTCCCTCTCCTCGGGGCTACCAGGCTATGCTACGACGGAAATCCTGGCTATCCCTTACGCTGTGACGGGTGTTGGCAACAAGACCATCACCCTCTACATCGATGGGGTGAGCTACAGCGTGCAGAGCGTCACACGTGCGGGTACGACTAACGGCACCTTCCAGGTACCCCTCCAGGGGGCACACGAGGGCCGTCACACAGCTCAGCTCATCGCCGAACTCACTATTGGAGCTAAGGAGATCCGTAGTGAGAGCATCTACTTCGACTACTACGTCGGTAAGACGGAGGATCTCCCCCGCATCGGCGTCATGCTGCGTCGACACGACGGGCATATCCTCTCCGCCGAGGAGCACCTCTCACCGCGCCTAGACGCAGAGCAGTTTGCGAGCTACAGCTTTAGCTATGCCCTTTACGACCCGCAGAGACAACCCGCAGATCTATCACTCCAGGTAGGTGACGCTGAGGCGCTGTCGCTCTCTATGGGCCGAGGTGCGGAGGTCTACACCTCACGCAGCGTCATTGCAGGAGATATCCCTGCGCGCCTATCCACGCGCCTTGACGTGAGCTACGACCTCACCATCTCCGTGCGTGAAGGTCACGTCAACGTAGGGGAGGTCACCGACGGCGTGACCCTCGCTCTCTCAGCACTCGGTCGCAGTAATTCCGAGGCTAATCCTGCCACGTGGAAGAGCAGCGGGATCGCTACCACCTTCCATCAGTTCGACTGGGCTGCGGGCGGATGGGATGGATCAGCTCTCCAGCTTGTCAACGGCTCATCCATCACCATCCCTGCGACCTTCTTTGCCACCGACCCGATGGGGCTTGGTGGTACGATCGAGCTGGAGCTTCGCACCGACAACGTCCTCTCATCGACCGGTGCGGTCGTCTCCTGTCTTGACGACAAGGGCGTCGGATTTATCGTCACGGGTAAGCAAGCCGAGCTGCGCACCGCGTCAGGTGCGGTCGTCGTCACCAAGTTTGCCACGGGTGAGTTCTATCGCATCGCCTTTGTCATCCAACCTAAGTCAGGGAGTCGCCTCCTGGAGATTTACGTCAACGGCATCCGCTCAGGGGCGGTGAGCTACGGGCAGGCGGATACCCTCCTGCAGGTTGCTCCCAAGCCCATCGACGTGACAAGCCAGCATGCCGACGTACGCCTACGCGCTGTGCGTCTTTATGGACGTGCCCTCTCCGACGATGAGGTGCTCAGCAACTACATAGCTTCCCGCCCTGACGCTGCAGAGGTCGTGACGCTCTACGAGCGCAACGATGTCCTCGGCGACGACGGAGCTGTCTCCCTCGACAAGCTCCGCAGTCAGGGTAAGAGCGTGCTGCGCATCGTAGGAAATGTTCCTCTGGTCAACGAGACCAATACCAAAAAGTTCGAGGTCTCAGTAGACATCTACTTCTACAGCGGATTTGGCAAGCAGTACGACTTCGTGTGTAAGGGGGCGGGGCTGCGCATCCAGGGGACATCCTCCACGACCTACCCCCGAAAGAACTACCGCATCTACCTCGACCGCAAGAAGAAGTACAATACCACCCTCACGGTGGGCGGCATCGAGCAGCAGGAGCTTAAGTATGCCTTTACGCCTGGAGCCGTACCCGTGTCGATCTTCACGATTAAGGCGGACTTCGCTGAGAGCTCGTCGACGCACAATACGGGGCTGGCGAAGCTCATCGACGAGACCTTCCGAAGAGCAGGCATTCTAACTCCTCCCCAGAAGGCTTCGCAGGGCGTTCGAATAGCTATCGATGGCTTCCCGATGGACGCCTTCTTCGACCTCGACGGGTCGGGTCATAATACCTACCTCGGCAAGTACAACTTCAACAACGACAAGAGTGGTAGTGAGGAGGTCTTCGGTTTCGTCAAGGACGACAAGTGTATGTGTCTGGAGTTCCTCAACAACTCCGAGCCACTCGCTCTGTTCACGACCGACAACATGGCGAGCTTTAAGACTGCACTTGAATTCCGCCACCCCGACGGCGTGGAATGGGATACTGCCAGCGAGGCACAGAAGAACGCCGTGCGCCGCCTTTGGAAGTGGATCATCAACTGCAAGGGTAATCCCACCAAGTTTAAGCGTGAGGTCGCTGACTACTTCGACGTGGATAGCCTCACGGGGTGGTACGTGCTCACCGAGTACTTCATGATGGTGGACCAGCGCGCCAAGAACATGATGCTCGCCACCTGGGACGGCGTGCACTGGCACTTCCTGCCCTATGACAACGATACGGTTCTCGGAGTGCGAAATGATGGTAAGGTCGTCTACGACTACACCATCGACGAGAATACCTTCGACGAGACGATCGGCTCCTATGCCTACGCAGGTCACGACTCCCTCCTTTGGCAGCTCGTCAGAGAGGCACTCCCCGACAAGCTCCACGAGACGGCTCAGAAGATCCGCGCTACGATGAGTAAGGAGCGAGTACTGGAGATGCTCAACGGCAAGTTCATGGCGAACTGGTCCGAGCGAGCCTACAATAAGGACGGTGAGTACAAGTACCTCCAGCCCTACACGGCGAGCTCAATCGACTACCTCTACTGTCTGCAGGGATCACGATACGCTCACCGCACAGCGATGATCAACGACCGCTTTGCACTGCTCGACGCCCAGCACCTGGCGGGGACTTACCGAGCCGATGCCCTGCGCCTCTACTTCGCTCACCAGTTCAGCTCTGACCGCAAGCGCATCAATATCACCGCCAGCGAGCGCTACTACTTCGGCTATGGTTACACCTCGAAGGCTCCTCATGTCTCAGGTGTACGTGCCGACGCTTCGGGCTCAAAGGTCTCCCTGGAGCTTGACACGGACCTCATCGTCAACGACCCGCAGAACATCTACGGCGCGAGTCGTATGGCGGAGCTTGACCTATCAGACGTGAGTGCCTACATCGTCGGCACGGCGAACTTCGACAAGTGCTACCGCCTCTCCAAGCTCAACGTCTCATGCGCCACAGGTCAGACAACCCTCACGGCGGTCATCGTAGGGGCATGTCGTGTGCTTGAGGAGCTGAGTGTAGCGGGGCTACGCTCCCCTTCATTCCGCTCGCTCGACCTCACGGGCAACCCTCGCCTGAAGAAGCTCGATGCGTCGAACACGGTGCTTACAGACATTGTACTAGCTAACGGCTCCCCCATCACAGAGCTTCGTCTACCCGAATCGCTAACGACGCTTCGACTTCGCTACCTCCCCAAGCTCACTACAGAAGGGATCGTAGGTCTGAACTCTGAGACTGTCACCCGCCTCTGGTATGAGGGATGCCCACAGATCGACTGGGAGGCTCTCCTGGAGCAGCTCACCGCTGTGACACACCTACGTATCGTCGGCATCGACCGCACGGGTGACGTTGCCTGGCTCAACCGCTTCCTCAGCAAGGGGGGGATCTCTGCATCGGGATCACTCACCACGACCTGTGCGCTCGTAGGGACGTACCGACTAACGCAATTCATCTCAGATGTCGAGTACGACAAACTCGCTGCTCACTTCCCCGAGCTCTCTATCCGACAGCCTGAGTACACAATTGTCGGTTACGTCAACCGCACGGTGGATAAGCAGGGCTTCCCCCAGGAGGTGCTAGCCACGGATAGATGGTTCAACCACGACAATCAGACGGGCTTTGGCTTTAACAAGCCCTACACCCCCTCGGGGCATCTGCTACGCATCTTCAAGGCGCGCCATCGCTGGCGTGGTCGTGAGGAGAAGCGCGGGGAGATGGTGGTCTATCCGCTCAGGGATGACCACTTCGGCTACTACGCTGATGGGCTCACACGAGACCTTTCTACGCCGACCAACCTAGCCGATGCCGAAGAGGGTGGCATTTGGGTAAACGAGCCACACTACTGGTACAAAGGCATCCACGATGGGGACACTTGCACCGACTACCAGGTGTATAGTTCGCTCCTTGATGAGCCTCGCCGTCCAGAAGGGAAGCTCTATGATCTGAAGGCGATTGAGAGTAAGTTGAAGCCCGTACTCCAACACTATATCCGCTGTCCTAAGGGGTCGGAAGGCAAGAACATCTCTGAGTGCATCTACAAGTACCGCGCGGGCTACACCAACGAGAACGCCTGCAACCTCTACTCGTACATCAAGGTACCTGTCAAGGGGTATAAGAGGGTGAAATTCCCCCTGTGCAACAACGGATACAGCAACTCCGACGACCCAAAAGACGAAGTCAAGCATCAAGGATACTTCCAGCCAGAGCCCTATACCGATCGATTTAGGTGGGAGCGAGGATGCATGATCTCAGCGGTCTTCACGGATGCCGATGGTAAGATCCTTAAGGTCATCCGACTCTCCAACATCGAGTACCCGCTCTTTGTGTTGGACTACGTCGCAAGCATCCCTCACGGCGCAGCCTACCTCTACACCTCTGTCCTCACCGAATTCATCGACTCGGAGATGGAAATATGGCTGACCAACTCATCCAACCCTGCCGACTGGGAGCCCCATTGGCAAGAGCATAAGGAGGCCTTTATATCAGCTGTTCCGATGCACTGGCAAGAGGGCGAAAGTCTCCCCGAGATGACTATTGGGGAGAGGAAGAGGCTCGGCAAGCAGGGCGAAATGCAGTACAAGTTCATGCTTCTGCATTCGATGTACGACCAGCTCTCTTATGAGGAGTACAAGGACCTCCGCAACCTCCTCTGGGCACATCACGGCAACTTCAAACTGCGAGATATCTATGGATGGGGAGATGGAATTACCGAGAACGAGGCGTACTTCAAGGGCTTTTTCTCGCTACCCGAGGCGGGGATGGCAGGCACCACCGCGCGCAACCTTCAAGGGAAGATTTCCGAACGTCCTGGCGTCATCGTACAGGATGGCAATCGCAACCCCATCTACAAGGAGTGTCCTTATCCAACGGCCTTCGGCTATATCTGGCTGCCCAGCTCGTTCATGCTCTCGCTGTCAACATACACGAAAGAAGGTGCTTACTGCGCGCACTCCAAGAATGATGCTGTGCGTGGCGCTGTCACCACGCGAAGAGATCATGCAAGCATAGGCGATCACTACAATGCCCTTGTGTGGATGCGTGAGTGGAGACACTTTGGAGGCGTTGAGCGCCGCATTCACCCGCTCGGAAAATACGAGCGCAAGGAGTATGCACTGGAGACGTCAGTACTCCAGGTCGTGGGTGGTCGATATATGGACATTGTCACGCGAAAGAATGGGGGGAGTCAAAATGTAGGATGCGCCATGCGCAACCTCTTTGGCGAGCTCCTCAACGACAACGAGGTGTATGCAACAAACACCGAGACATGGGGTAGGAACGCCGACGGCGGGGTTTACACCAAATGGGACTGGACACGACAATTCCTCGTCCCCATCTTCCGCGGCAAGGTGATCAAAGCCTCCTCCCCCGAAGAGCTCCGCAAGCTCAAGCACTACAAGTTCCTTCTTGACGAAAGACCAGACCTCAGCAAATGGTAACGACAGATCGCCAAATTGGCAACCCCTATATGAGCGGTAAGCTCCTCTACTGCATCGACCCGCTCAATGAGCGCTACCTCCTCGCCTACGACCTCCAGGAGATCGACAGCGAAGAGGGAGCTCCAAAGCAGTACACCTATCTCACCGAAGTATTTGACCACCGCCCCTCTCTCCATGAGGTGGCGGAGGTCATCTACCGCCCATACAACGATCTCTGCGACGATCGGGTGCTTCGTGGCTTCAGCTACACGACGCTGGAGGAGACACCCGTGACTCGCCACGTATGGCTGGACGAGACCAACCAGCGCAACTTCCTCGGCGAGTTCACCTTCGCCAAGCTCTTTGACGGCGTCAATCTGCCGACCATCATCAAGATGGGGCTTTCCGAGGATGAGGCCTACTATTATCAGGTCTCCACGCTCAACCAATACAAGCACTTCATCCTCTCGGCGCTTGGCCACATCAAGCAGTGTCTCTCCGAGTGCTGGACAGCAAAGCAAGCAGTAGATCTCACACCTTACACCCTTGACAGCAATGGCACGGAAGTCAACAACTAAAGCCTCGCGCCGCATTATAGCGGGGGGAGACTCTGTACAAGAGGCAGACATTATTCTCTCTGCCCCTGAGCTGTTCTATTTCGACATCAACAAGTATATCCGTAGCATTAAAGCGGCGTCAAGCATCAACTTCAGCTATCGTACGCAGCTCTACGACATGTATGAGTCAGCCTTCCTGGACCTTCACCTTAGTGGCGTTGTGGCCAAGCGACTCAGAGGGGTTACAAAACTGCCTATTGAGTTCCAGCGAGACGGGGTTCCTGATGACGAGCTGAACAGACAGCTCGCCTCGCCCTGGATGAAAGAGCTGCGAAAGGATATCATTATGGCTGATTTCTGGGGATACTCGCTCTTCCAGTTCTACCTGGACGAAGAAGGGCGTCTGCGCTATGACCTGATCCCTCGCAAGCACTACGATCCGATCAACCAACGCTTACTTCGCTCCCAGAATGACACCGAAGGGCGGAGCATTGAGGAGTTCGAAAACATGCTTTTCGTTGGTAAGGAGCGCTCTCTAGGCATTCTTGCTGAGTTGATGCCCGCCATACTCTACAAGCGCAACAATATCGGTGACTGGGCGAAGTTTTGTGAGCTATTTGGCATCCCGATCCGAAAGTACACCTATGACGCAGGAGACGAGGAGACCCGCCGTCGCGTGCTCAAGGATGCCATGGGACAGGGGGTAGGCGCTGTCTACATCATGCCGAAGGAAAGCAACATGGAGATTATCGAGGCTGGCAATAAATCGGGGTCATCAGAGCTTTACAAGAGCTTTACAGACTATTGGGACCGCGCCATCTCTATCCGTGTACTCGGAAATACGCTGACTACAGACGCCAGTAGCACAGGCACACAGGCTCTTGGCACCGTACACAAGGAGGTTGAGGAGGAGGTTAACGAGGATGACTGCTTCGCAATCCTCGACGTGCTCAACTACTACCTCCTGCCGATCTTCGAAAACCTCGGTTTTAACGTTTCGGGGGGAGAGTTCGTCTACGCCAAGCGTGAGCGGCACGATCCATCGCAACGCGCAGACCTCTACCTCAAGGCTCAACAGCTCGGATTACCTCTTGACCCTGACGAGATGTACGAAACTATGGGCATCAAGAAGCCCGATGACTACGAAGAGCAGATGGCTATTAAGGAAGAACATCGCAGGGCGATTGCCGAAGCGCTTGAAGAGCCTTCGAAGGGAGACAAAACGTCCTCAGAAGAACCTTCGAGGGAGGACGCAAAGGGGAAAAAGTCCATCAAAGACAGCCTTGCTCGTTTTTTCGGCTTAGCCCCAGGGGAGACTCCTCTCGGGGCGGACAACGACTTCTGATCAACGAGCTCTACTATGGTTGTCCCTGCGCCTCTTGCTCATCCATAAGCAACTCCACACCTCCCGAGGCGGTATTCTCCCCCGAGGTGATGGAGGGCTTCCTCCGAAAGATATACGATGGATTTGATGTGTCTAACGACATTGAGCCAACAGCATGGAGGGAGGTGCTGCGCGTGATGAATTCAGGGACTATTTCTGGGCTGTCGGATAGCAAGACCCCTCCTACGCATGAAGAGAGCTTCTTGCGCAGCATACGGCACTCCAATGAGGTGTTCTCCGCATTCAAAACCCACGCAATAGGGACAAAGATGGCAGAGCGACTCATCGGGGAGGACGGGAAGCTCCGCTCCTTCGAGGAGTGGCGCAAGGCTGTTGCACCCATCGCTCGCCATCAGGTAGGCTCGTGGCTTCGCACCGAGTACGACACCGCTGTCATACGTGCTCATCAGGCGGCCGACTGGCTCGAATTCGAGGCCAATAAGGACATCTTCCCCAACCTACAGTGGATGCCTACCACATCGGTATCTCCCGAGTCAAGCCATCAGGTATTCTGGTCGAAGCCCGTCATCCTCCCCGTGGATGACCCCTTCTGGCAAGAGCATCGGCCAGGTGATCGATGGAACTGTAAGTGCTCTTTAGACGCCACCGATGCTGACGTGCAACGGCTCGACACCGAAGAGCGCAAGGAGGCTGCAAAGCCAGAGCATCAGGCACAGCGCGGACTTGAAGGGAACCCCGCCTATAAGGGGCTCATCACCGATAAGCATCCTTATTATCCCGAGAGCTGCGCCAAGTGCCCGTTCTACTCCTCTAAGGGTATTAAGGGGTGGGTGCGTAAGCACCTCTCTAATCGTGTCAAGGACTGCCATAATTGCCCGCATGTCGATCTTAAGATCTTCCAGGCCAAGCTCAGCGAGCAGTACCCCCTTGACCGATGGGAGCACACCTTTATTTCGGATTCAGGAGGGTACGTCGTGACGGAGCGCTTAAGGATCAAGGAAGGCAAGGTAAACTCTACCGAGCGAGACAAATTCAACAAGGAACTTGAGACGGCTAAGGTCATGGCCAAGCATGGGTTCGCAATAGTCTACCTTGGGGAGAGCGGTCGAACACAGGGAAAAACCTACGATATCTTACTAAATGGGATCAGCTGTGAGATCAAGTGTTTTTCAGGCAAACAGGGAGGCGCTATCGAGGAGCAGCTCAAGTATGCATTCAGCTCCCAGGGAGCTAAGACGGTTGTTGTGCGCTTAGAGGAGCGAGGCGGACGTGCATACGATAAACTTACGACCTGCCTCAAAACGCAGAAGCTACTTAAGGATAAGCCGATCTACTTCTTCTGGATGGATACCCCCGAAGAACTGGAGATATTCCCCAGCCGTGAGATTATCAAAATAAAATAAGGGGCTGAAGCAACAAGCTCCAGCCCCCTGTGGATATCGGAGTGGAATCTTACGACCCCTCTCCTCCCCCTTTCGGGATACCACAAATATAATCAATATATATGTAAATGCAATCCGCTAAACTCGTTAAGGTCATTGCCCGCCTCACCGCAGAGTACGAGAAGGAGATTAACGTGGTCTTACCGCGCAAGGTGGCGGTTATGGCTAAGCAGCACTTCAGGAACAACTTCCGACAGTCGGGGTTCGTCGATGGAGGCTTACGCCCATGGCAGCGTGCCCAGCGAGAGGGGGGATCGAGCACCTCAGCTCAGTACCGTACGCTTACCTCTGCACGCAACCACTTAATGAGCAGTATCGAAGCTGTGCCGAGTAGGGCATCTGTACTGGTTTACAACCCCGTTGCTTACGCCCGCATTCACAATGAGGGAGGTATGCTCATATCCAATCCTACGGTCACGCCAAAGATGCGTAAGTATTTCTGGGCGCAGTACTACCACGCAGGAGGAAACAAGGGGGGAGAGGCTGCCGAGAAGTGGAAGCGCATAGCATTAGGTGCGCGCGACAAGCTGATGATCAAGGTACGTATGCCTAAGCGACAGTTCATCGGCGAGAGCAAGGAGCTCCGAGTGCGCATCAACGAAGAGATCATCAAGAGTATTAACAAGGTTAGCGACAACGCACTCAAAGAATAACTATGGAGTATATTATTTTACCCATAATACAGCATGTAGCAGGGGGATTATCAGAGCTCAGCTTGGTTGACGAGGACTACGGTCAACTGGAGGTTATCGATGATGATGGGAGAGAGATGTACCCGATCACTTATCCAGCTGTCTTGATCGACCTTGAGCAGGTTGATTGGAGTGAACTAGCTGGTAAGAGCCAGATGGGCGAAGCTCGCCTCAAAATACGCCTCATCATTGACTGCTACGATGACACTCACAGCGGGAGTGGCACTGAAGGACGCATCATTGAGCGAGAGGACTTGCGTAAAAGGCTACACGGGCTACTAGAGGGATTTCGTCCGACCACAGAGTCATCGGGGCTTACACGCGTCGAGAGCAAATTCTACACTTGGAATCATGGCATCAAAGTCTACCAAGAGGTGTACACCTGCCGTATCTCGGAGGTTATCACCCCTCAAATAGGGTGGGCTGGAGATCCTCCGTCGATTCGCATACAGCTCTCTTCCTCGGCCCACGAAACCCCGTAAACTCTCTCTTCGGAGCCTCTGAAGGAGTATCTTTGCCGTTAATAATGGAGCGCAGTATATGTAAGATTGTACCCTCGGCAATAAAGAATTCCTGCTCCAGGATCTCGAATACCGCAGAGTAGCGCATACGACGAACATCCAGCAGGTAGCGATACCTCTGGTACAGCTTTTGGTTGCGTTGCTCTATGAGCTCTTTACTTCGACCCTTGGGCATATTACTGATGTGGTGGGGATTATCTATCACAAAGATACCTCCAATATACCTCTCACAGCAAATAATTGAGGGGGCGTGTAGCTGTTGCCACACGCCCCCTCAATCGTTGTAGGTCTGCTTAGTAGTCGGGGTGAGCTCTTAGCAGGCGCATCGTCTCGTACCAGCCAGGGAAGCCTCCGAGGTTCTTGTCGTCGATGTAGACATTGGCATAGACCTTTTTGCCGCCATCGCCATAGATCGCGAGGTTCTCAGGCTCGTGGTCATTCACTCGGTCAAAAGGGATGCCCTCCTCCAGGAGCCAGTTGATCGCGTTGACAAGCAGCTCTCCTGTTCGGCAAGTCCAGATGATGATGTAGTGACCCTTTTCGCGGAGCTCTTCGAGGCTCTTTTTCGCCCCTGGCATCACACCCCCGATATTTGGATAGGCACTCTCACAGAGTGTGCCGTCGAAGTCAACAGCGATGATCATACGTCAGTCTCTTTAGGTGCGACATACTGATACACATCGAGGATGCCGAGGTCTGCAATGCTGACGATCTCATACGAGGAGAGGCTCTCGCTGAGGTGAGACTCCAGAAGCGTCGCGGCTGAGAGCAAGGAGTCCTCTCTGACCACCATTGCCACGGAGGTCTTACGCTCATGCCCCGAGCTCGCATCCAGCGTAATCAAGTCGACCTTCCCGCGGTAGTAGTTGCTACCGTTGTTACTGATCAGCATATCTGCCAATCTCATCGGGCGGATGTTCACCACTTCGAGCACCCCGCACGAAACGAAGGGTGTTACCTCCTTGATGATACGCTCCTCAGCCTCCGTGAAGGAGAGGGCATCCACCAGATAGCTTTCGGAGACCTTTCTAAGTCCCATCTCGTCGCCCTGGCGTTCATAGGCGACAGTGCACAAATACCATTTATTCATATTTCTTCTTCTGTTAGATTCTGCGCAGATCCCCTGAGATCGTACGTCATACTTCGACCATCGATAGGGGGATGTTGACCCACTTGCCTTTCTCATCTTTCTCCTCTGCACGAATGAAGACGCGCGTCCACTCTGCGAGGAAGGCTTCCTTAATGATAGTCACGCCTCGTGCAAAGCGTGGGTCTGCCACCATTTCGACATACTTATCAAGCTGGATGACGTTCTCCGCCTGCAGTTGACCGCGACCATCACGTGAGAGGAGGTCAAGGATGATGCGCACGAGCTTCTGCGACTTCTCACCATCAGCCATCGACGCGAGTGACTCTTCGATGAGGGAAATACCTGCGTCCGCCGTTGCATCATAAGAGACCTTTTTGTACTTACCGATCGTGATGCGCTGATCGCACTGCTCGTTTCGGAAGGAGTGCTGCCCCTGCTCCTTCCCCCCGATGAGGGAGATCTTAAGTTCCAGAAGCGAGCTAAAGGCGGAGAGGACGCGCATCTTCGCACGCTTGAGAGCTTCATTCGCAGCCTTCAGCTCTCCGAATGTCTCGGAGACCGTCTCCTCGCAGAGCTTGCGGAAGTCCTCGCGTTCATTCTTGGCACGCTGCTCTTCTTCGCGTGCTTGCTCTTGTTCTTTGAGGCGCTGAAACTCTGCCAGCTGCTCTTCGGTGATTTCCACCATCTTGTTTTCTTGTTGTTCCATCTTATTGCATGATTTTAATGGGTGATTCTACTCCGTCGCGGTAGCGCTTGTCCATTCGCTGCTTCACCGCTTCGATCTTCCAGCCGAGCGAGTTATAGCGACTGCGCTCTGCTGGCGTCGCCGTGTCGGCTCGTATTCGCTTGAGGAGCTCTTCACGCTCCTGCTCGTACATCTCGATATCCTGCTGGTAGGACTGCTCAAGATGACGCTTGGCAGCCTTGTCTATTCGTCCCATGTGTCATTAGTTAGGTAGTTGTCCTTTGGTCATCTCGGCACCTAACGCTACCCTGCGCTGTTCGTAGTCCTTCAGCTCCGCCTTATTGCGTATTGACAGCATCTTCACACGGAGCGTCTTCAGTTCGGGGATCGTGAGGTATCGAAAGGGCTTCCCTGCGATACGGGGGGTACAACAGAAGCGGTCAACGGCATCCCAGTCGGTGGTGTCGATACCATAGAGTTGGAATTGCTTTAGCACCGCCGATCGAGCCTTCTTCTTCTCCTCGAGGTTATCCACCTGGGAGCGAAGCGCCGAGATCATCTGATTGTATTCTCGGTCGGTCATCTCCTTCAGGGAGGAGGTGCGACCGCCTGTCCACTGATCGACCAGATCTTCTTTAGTCGCCCCTGGCATCCTCTTGAGCAGGGCGAAGAAGACAGCATAAGAATCACGCTTTGCCATCGCTCCCTTCCGTCTGATTATCCAACTGCTCCTGAATCTCTTGATGGAGTGCCTCATTTTGCTGACGCAGCTTATTGATCTCCTCCTCCTTTTTATCCAGCGTCTCGTCGTCCAGCTCGTTCATCGACTTCAATAGCTGGCAGAACATCAAGCTTCGCGAGAGATCTATCTTAAGAGCCTCTTTCTCCGCTTGAAGCCTTTTGATCTCCTCACTGCGCGGATGCACGGATAGTAGATTCGTGAGTAGTAGTGTGACTAGCCCAATAAGGGCGCCAACCATTACATAGGTCATAATTCTTATTGATTTAGTTAGTATTGATTTCGCATTCGGTATCTGTTTCTAAGCCCCAGTACTTCACCTCAGCTTCCGCCCAGATGCTGTAGTGCTTACCCGCCTCGGGGATGAAGCGCCCCTTACAGATGGCACGGTAGCCCTGCACGAGTATTTTCATATCGGCATCGTACTGCACCTTGGTAGCTGTCGAGCCGTAGGGCTTGTCCCCGTCGGCGTGTGAGATGAAGATGAAGAGCTTCTTGGGGTGCGCCTCCTTAAGGCGCTTGTAGTCGTTGTAGTTGAGTCCTGTGTATTGGAGGCTATCGATGATGATGAAGTCGGGGCTGCGCTGCTTCTTCAGGCGTATGTTGAGGTCTTCCATACTCTCACGGTCAAGGATGAGGAAGCGCCCATCAACATCGCCCATCTGGCACCGCTCCATATTTTCCTGAAAGGAGAGCCCGATAGACTCCTCAAGGGAGTTGTAGGCGACCTTGCCGTACTTGCATAGCTCTCGAGCGAGCTGCATCGCAAAGGAGCTCTTGCCGTTTGCCGATTGTCCCCAGATGAGCCACACCCCCGCCCTCCCAGGCTCGCCGAAGGCTTCCCTCCAGCGCCCCTCGAAGGGGATCGAAGGGACTTTCTTTGCCAGCACCTCGCTGGCGGAGTATGCTCGTGCCATCTCTATGCCCCTGCTTGTAGTTTCAGCTTCTCTATCTCTGTGTAGACCTTGCGAAGTCCGCCCGACTTTCGAGCGAGGCTGACGGCATCGACCCCCTCGGGGGCGTTGAGCTTGGCGACCTCTACCGCCTGCTTCAGCATGAAGCTCTTACGTTCCTCACCATCCTGTGGGGTGACCTTGCGGTAGGCATCACCGAAGCGACTGAAAAGCTCCGTATAGCCTACCTTGCAACAGTCGATGCTTCGCTCGATTTTAGCCCTCAGCCCATCGGCCCCCATCATGTACCAACCACATGAGCGCTCCGTAGCATTCCACAGCGCCTTGAGCTCAAGGAAAGCTTCATACTGGAGGTCACCTGCTTCGTCGAGGATGATCAGTGGCTGATGCAGCCCCTTGAGGTAGTAGACCAGGTCGGCATATACCTCTTCATAGCGTCCCTTAGCGTCCAAGCCAAAGCCGATAGCGATGGAGCGGACCAGGCGGACCTTCGTCTTCGTCTGCGAGCAGTCGATATATACGACGTGCTTGTGTGTGCGGGCGTAGTGGCGAGCGCTGAAGGTCTTCCCTATGTTAGGGATGTCGCACAAGAGGGCGCTAAGGCTGCGCTCCTGGCAGGCTTCCAGCTGGCTGGTGATGTAGGAGTAGGTATCGGTCTTCGCTACCTTCCACTCGATCTCCCCGCGCAGGGGTACGTTGAGGCGGCGTGCAAGGCTGAGCCACGCTGAGTCGCTCAGCTGTTTGTCGAGCTTCCCCTTCTTGATAGTGGAGTAGACGCTCGAGGAGATCCCGATAGCCGTAGCGTGCTTGGCGTCACTTGGGTAGTTCGCTCTGTCGGCGAGGATCGCCGTGAGCGTGCGTTCTTTGAGTTCGTTACTTAGTTGCATGGCGTACTGCATTTAGTGCGTTTTCTGAGAATCGGTCTTCGCGGAAGACAATCTGGAGCCCACATACGTCGGGGTAGCATACCGCCAGACCGAATTCATCGTAGCGGTTAAGTTCGTTGTACTTGTCGCCCCCGAGGAGGTCTACAAGCTCATCCATCGTGTAGATGGTCGTGTTGTCATACTTCTTCATTTGAGTGTCGGTTTATTAGTTTCTTTGCCCACCGAGAGAATTGCTTTTCCTCGAAGTAGACCTCTTTGCTATCACTTTTATAAGCCTTACCGAAGGATCCTCTCTTTCTTAGTCGCTTGGCTCTTTCTTCGCCAAGAATTTCTATGAGATCGGTCCACATATAGCAAGCCTCAAATATCACTGTCATCTTCATATTAGTCTGGGCTGAACGTTTGCATCGTTAGGCTCGACATAACTTCTTTGCTGAAGTTCTCTTCTGCATAGATTAGTCCATCGTAGAGGTCGGGGATGAATAGAGCTAAGCCAAAGCCCCCTATCTTGTTCCTCTCATTGAATCCATCTGCGTCAAATGCCTCAATGAGCTCCTCACGAGTCCAGTACTCTTTACCATTGTATTTCATTTCAATCCGATTTAATTAGTATTCGTATGCTGTTATAAGTCTGCCATAGCGCGCATGCGGGCTTCTTCAGGACTGCTCTGCAGGTAGTCGTCTGTATGCTCATCTCTGATCTCGCCGTCTTCGTCTCGCCTCATCGGGCTAATCTCGATCGGCTTGAGGTCACGCAGCTCCGCAAGGGCATCCTCCCTCATGATGTGAAGCTTGCGAGGCTTACGTTCGGTGTGGTAGACCTCGAGGTCCTTCACACGTTGGAACTCTTGGTGCATGCGGTGGTGATCGTCCTCCGTCTGCTCCAGGACGGCCTCCTTGAAGTGATGGATCTCACGGGCGGTCTCTAGGTAGCGACCGCCTTCGTAGACATATACCTCACTCATGTCGCCCTCGGTCTGCTCCCACCAGTAGACATCCACCTTACCATCTCTATTCTTCAGCTTGCCGATAGCCTGAGGACTGAGGCTGAAGTCTCTGTAGTTAGCCCTAATCTGACCTCGGCGCACCGAAGTAGATCGGTGTTCTCCTATGAGCATGGCCACCTTGTGAATATCTATGGCTGCTAGGTGAGGACTAACGTTCTCCATGAGCACCTGCCATCGGCTACGTCCACCGTACCATTCTGTGTTACTATGAGGAGCAGCATTATACTTGCGGATGAGATCCATGTAGTAGGCTACTGCCACCTCATACTCCCAGACCTCCTCATTGAAGCGGTCATTGTCTTCATCGAAGCTCTTATTCTGCACCGTGCGGTTTGTCTCTCTACGTGCGAAGGGACGGCCCACATTGGGGATATTGTCTTTCTCTACGCCATACTTAAAGAGACGGTTGAAGTGCTCGGCTGCCTTCGCCTGAGAGTTCCCTGGACGCTGATAATCGGGGAGGGGGAAGAGCCCTCGTCCATCGGGTGCCATAATCGTATCCTTGAAGTCCGACACAAGGTGCTGCTCGACTTGAGCCTGGTAGGGGCAGGGAAGGTTATTGGCGATCAGCGTGCGGAAGAGATCCCTCAGACACTCAATGACTAGGTTATGTCGCTTCTTACCGCTGAAGGAGACACCTATGATCGCCTGAGAGCACACATCATAAGCGAAGTACGCCTTTAGAGCGACCTTCTCCGTCCGACCATTCTCTCTCCAGAGTACCTTGAATTTTAGGTCTCGGTCGTCAAGGCTGATCATCGAGAGGCTCTCTACTGGGCGATCACGATTCACGTAAGCACCCTGCTTGCTCTTATACGTCTGATAGTCGTCTCGAGCTCGGCTACGTAGTGCCTGAGCCTCTGGAGTGCTTAGTGCCTTCTCGATAGTGGACTCTGAGAGGTGCTTAAACTTGCGTCGGTCATACAGCTCTCCATCGGCATCGCAGAGGCTGATTAGCCCATCCACAAAATCATTGTACTGCTGGGAGATCGTCGAAGCATAGGGATTAGAGTCCTGCTGTGTGAGATCCAGGAGGAGACGGAGTGTATCGTAGTCGACCTTTCTCGTCTGCTGATTCCCGAACTTCTTACTGATAAGGCTCTCATAGCCTCGCTCATCGAACTCACGCATCGCCTTGCGGAAGCGCGCTGCGCTCTGAGGGAGCGTGTGTCCGACCTCCTGACGGTAGTAGCCGATAGCGCTGGCGAGCTGCTCCCATCTGATGGTCTTCTTGCCTCCCATGACGCGCTTGAGAAGGCGCATATCGGCCTGGAGGTTCTTCACAGCCATCAATACAGAGGCATTCACCGTGTATTCTTCCGTCAGCTGAGCGATGCGCTCGAGCGGAAGCGAGAGGTTTAGCTCTCTCAGACGCTTCGGGTAGTACTCCATTGCACCTCGATCGCGGCGGTAGTGGTCGCTGAACCACTTGCGGAGCGTTGCGACATGGACGGCATCGCCTCCGAGGCGCTGGTCTACCTTATCGCGAAGCTCCAAAGGCAGGCTGTCGTAGTCGACAAGGACGCTGCCACCCTTACCGCCTCCCTTCCGAAGGACCTTTATACGCCCTCGATTCACCATATTGCGGTAGTTGTAGGGGCTAATCACGGGCGCCAAGCACTCGGACTGATCTTCGATAGTCCGTCGATCCTCAATAAGGTCAGAGAGATCGATGGCCGTAGCTTTTCCGTAGTGCTGAAGCATGGCAATTATTTTAGCTCCGACGCCGTCGCCTGTATAAGCGAGAGCATCTGCAGTGTGACATTGTGATAGGTGGCGACAAGCTTACCACCATACTCAAGGGTAGCTTCACTGGAAGCTTTGTCAACGGTAATGACTGCGCCATTAGTGAACGTTTGAACCATCTTGCCCTCCGCATCGTGTATCGTCTCACACTCAGGGGCGGTGCAGTAGACCATCCCCCCACGCTCAAGGGCGAGCTGGCGAGCACGTTCGGACTGCTCCCCATGCCGACGGAAGGTCAATGCAAGGCTCAATGCTCCGTCCGTGAGACCCGTCTCCTTCTGGATAGCACGGCGGTCTTCGGTGGTAAGTCGGATTTGTCTTTCCATATTATAGTTGTGTCTTTAGGCTCCCCGAGGCGCCAACCTCGGGGATGCCTGTGGTTACTAATCGATAGCTATCTGATACACGTAGACTTCGCCATCCTCTCCATGGCGGAGCAGGCTGTACATCTCTGCGCCTTCGGGGAGCTGATCCCCCCAATGTGGCAGGGGCTCATCTTCCGCCTCAAGTTCGAGGCCTTCCGCGAGGAAGGCTACTTCATGGATAGGGTCGCAGTCGTCGATGTGGCGGATGCCGAAGCCTGGCTCATCGGTGCATACCGTCACGCTCTTTCCTTCGTACAGCGCTAAGAGCAGCGCCTCAAGGATTTCAGATCTTTTTTTCGTCGTAATCATATCAGTTCGTCTATTTCATTTCGTTTATCTTTACAGCGGTGTAATCGTCTTACAACAATGCAAAGTAAAGGATAAAATTCTAACCATACAAGAGTTTTGGAAAGTAAATTAGCCTTCGTAAAGGAGAGAATACTGTATGTGGCTAAGATAAAGGGTATTAGGCTTGCGGATTTTTGCGAGTCGATCGGGCAAACATACGGAAACTACAAGGGGGAGAACATAAAATCCGCAGTCTCCTCCGAGGTGTTGGTTAGATTATTAGCCATATATCCTGACGTAAATGCTGATTTTATCCTCCGTGGAACAGGCGCTCCAATCACTCCAGAGAGAAGTATAGCCGAAAACGCAGAGGAGCGCGCAGCCCTCGCAGACATAGAAAGGGAAGAGACTAGTGGTGACCCACACCCCTCAGAGGTGATACAGCTGCTAAAATCGGAAGTCGCTTACTTGCGGGGGCTCGTATTGAAACGAGATGAACAGCTTTTTGAACTCGTCAAAAGACTAAACACCCCACCCCAATAGCATTACGCGCTCAAAATCAGCAGAATACCCATAATTCTACATATCATACCCCCCTTAACTCACGCAAAAAAGGTGCAAAAAAGGGGGGCAATCTTGTATTACCCCCATAAACTCACGCCCATTTTAGAGCCGTTTTGAATTCCCAAGTGAATTCCCAAACTCTACCCACTTGAATTCCCTTGAGCAACGTCCAAGTGAATTCCCAAACACCAAAACCAGACAAAAACAGAGCCGAGCCACACGTCCCGATAGGGTGGTGGCAATGGCCATAATACAGCATAGGCGGGCACAGCACTATATACATGCTATACCCGCCTATTATCAGCGTTTGCGCCCGTCTGACGCGTTATTTAGCCCCTCCCCGAGCTATCTATCTCCCCATGTAACATCAAGCGCCGTCTAACGTCGTCCGAACGCCCATAAAGTAACACCAAAGTAACACAAATGTAACGCTTCGTTTTGTGCGACCATCATCGAGCGAAGCGACCGAACGCGCGTACACACAGCGATTTACAGTGCGTTTTCAACTCTGTCGTGATGTGACACTTCGTTTTACCCCCCTTACTTCCCTCCAAGAGAAAGATCCTTCTCCAGCGCGAGAAAAAGGGCGGCCTGAGGCGAGAAAAACGTGCCAAATCATTGGAAATAGTTTGATCCACGTACCTGGTCTTATCATCTACGTACGTAGTCCATAGGATCATCGGGCGTAGACCTTAGATCCACGTACGTAGACAAAGAAATAGCTCGCTTGTTTCGGAGGAATAGCGCTATAGCTCGGGTGCTTTTGCACCGGCTCTTCGAGCGAATGCTTCTAGTGAAACGGACAGCGCCCGCACCGAGTCGATGGCTCGGTGCGGGCGCTGTGAGAGGGTAGAGTGGGAGATGCTTACTTCTTTGACTTGAGGTGAGCGGTGAAGCGCTTAGCGTTGTCCGTGGGGTTGAAGGTCATCGTGCCAGCCTGGATATCGACGGCAGCGTCGGCCTCGAGGCGGTTGATGATGGTCTCAACCTCGGTGCCCTTGATGCTCTGCCCTACGTGAGAGGAGTAGGTAGGGCGGTTGAGGTGGACGACGCCATTGCGGTAGACGTAGCTGGTAGACATCGTAGCCGAGAGCTCACGCTTCTTGGTCTGAGAGCCCCCATCCTGGATGTTCTGGGTGAACTCACCATAGCCGACCTCGATGGAGGCTTGACCCTTGCGGATGAAGGAGATGGTGACGTCGATCGTCGTCGTGGTGCCACCCGAGGTGGTCGTGAGGTTCTTGGTGCTCCACACCGTGCCGGTGAGTGCGTCTGATTCGGGCTCTGAGGAGCAGGCCGTGAGGCCGAGAATCGCCCCGAAGGCGAGGAGTAGAAGAGTGGTGAATCGCTTCATCTGTGGTTTACTATTATATATTGTCTGTGGTCACAAAGATAGGGCGCAGCAAGCGAACGCCCGATTGACTACTCTTCTAACGCTTGATTATAAGGTAATTGCATATAGTGGGCGATAGTGTGAATTGTAAAAAAGAAGAGCGCGTGATCAGCACGAGTACCACGATAGAGAAAATCGGCTAACTTTGTATCGTCCCTATATATGCTAACTCGCTTAATAGTATAGTTAAATTATGAATCTCAAGTACTCGCTGCTGGTCTTAGCAGGGATCTCTTCCCTGTCCGCACAGGCTCAGACCTCGCAGCCCACAACGATCGAAGCTCCCGCTCACCGTGTAGCTTTCGCTCACGAGCCCGGAGCTAACTACTTCATCTCGCTCGCCGGTGGTGTAGGCGCCATGTTCCTCGAAGGAAACAACACGCCCAAGTTCACCGACCGTCTCTCTTGGACGGCAGCCCTCTCTCTCGGTAAGTGGCACAACCCTTACTATGCTACCCGTCTGAAGGTCGTCGGTGGTGAATCTTACACCTACAGCAAGCTCAACTCTGCGCTTCGCAACGACAACTACTTCGTCGGTGGTCACTACGACTTCATGTTCGATGTAGTGAACTTCTTCTCTACCTACAACCCCAACCGTGTATTCCACATCATTCCTTACGTAGGGGTAGGCTATGAGTACAAGTTCAACCACACGGTAGCCGGTCTGCCCAACACGCACGCTGCTACGGCTAACGGTGGTCTCCAGCTGTCCTTCCACGTCGCTCCCCGCGTCAACATCTTCGTCGAGGGTGAAGCTACGTACAACGGCTTCCACATCCGTAAGTCTTACGCTCCTGACTTCTCCAACGCACTCCGTCTGTCTGCTGTCGCAGGTCTGACCTTCAACGTCGGTCGTCAGGGCTTCGCTCCTGTTGAGCCCCTCGATCAGGCTTATATCGATGGTCTGCAGTCTCAGATCAACGCCCTGCGTGCTGAGAACGCTGAGCTCGCTAAGCGCCCCGAGCACTGCCCCGATGTAGAGGCTGTAGCTCCCGCTGCTAATGATCGCTTCGTGGCTGATAAGTCTATCCTCTTCGCACAGGGTAAGTCTGCTGTCAGCAACGACCAGCTCATCACCGTCTTCGACGCTGCTGAATTCGTCAACAAGGGCGAAGGTGAACTCGTCGTCACGGGTTATGTAGCTAAGAACGAAAGCCGCTTCGCAGGCCTCGCCGAAAAGCGTGCTAAGGCTGTCGCTACCCTCCTGACGGAGAAGTATGGCGTATCGGCTGATAAGATCACCGTCGAATGGAAGGAAGCTGGTGAAGCTCCTTATAGCGCTGACCAGCAGGGCTGGAACCGCGTTGTGATCATTCGCTCTAAGTAATCACCTCAAGTCAAGACATTCAATTCTAATGAAGACGAAAATAATGACGCTTGCACTCTGCGCTCTTGCAGCGACGAGTGCCCTGCAGGCCCAGGAGCCCGCTCAGCAGCCTTCGCACAAGACTGCCTTCGTCAAGGATGGTAAGGCGCACTGGTTCCTCGAACTCGGGGACGCTGCTACCCTCAGCCTCGGCGGTTACAACTACGACGTCAAGTTCGGCGATCGCGTTAGCTTCATCAACCCTAACCTCGCTATCGGTCGCTGGGTAACTCCCGCCTTCGGGATGCGCCTCCAGCTCCAGGGTGGTAAGCTCTACGACTTCAAGTCGACTCCTGTCGCTGGTGCATACCTCCGCAACGACGTCATCTATGGCTCCGCTCAGTATGACTTCATGTTTGACGTCATCAATTACTTCGCTCCTTACAAGGAAGATCGCTTCTTCCACCTCATTCCCTTCGTAGGGGTTGGTGTGGGTTACAAGCATCAGACGGAAGTACTTGGTGTCAAGGATAACAGCCACCGCTTCGGCCCTCAGGCTGACGCTGGTCTTCAGCTGAAGTTCCGCCTCGCTCGCTTCGTAGACTTCAACCTCGAAGGTAAGGTCACGGCTACCGACCTGCGTCTCCCCTCCACGACGGAAACTCGTGTAGCTGGTACGGCAAGCGAAGGCTTCAGCAACGCCAGCTTCATCGCTCAGGCTGGTGCTTCGCTCACCTTCCACCTCGGTCGCAAGGAATTCGAAGCTATCACGCCTAACGATCCCGCACTCATCGCTGACCTCAACGGCCAGATCAACGCCCTGCGCGCTGAAAACGCTGAGCTCGCTAAGCGCCCTGTCAACTGCCCTGACGTAGCTGTCCCCGTAGCTGACTCTAAGGTCATCGGTAACGTGATCTACTTCCGTATCAACAGCGCTGTCGTCGACAAGAACCAGATGATCAACGTCTACAACATCGCCGAATACGCTAAGAGCAACACCGAGACGATCACGCTCGTTGGTTATGCTGACCGCCAGACTGGTAACCCTGCTTACAACCTCGCTCTCTCTAAGCGTCGTGCAGAAGCTGTCGCTGACATCCTCGTCAAGAAGTACGGCATCTCTCGCGATCGTCTGAAGATCGACTGGAAGGGTGACACGGTACAGCCTTACAACGAAAACGTTTGGAACCGTATCGTCCTCATGAGCGCTGAGTAATCCTCGCTCATAGCTCCCTAAGGTGAGCCCTGTCGCTCACCACCCAACGCCCGCCCTCGGCTGACCACAGCGTCGCCGAGGGCGGGCTCTTTTATGTCGATCCGTGGGGGAGTGACCCTCTGGGGTGGGGGTGTCAGCAGTGTCTTCTTCGCGGCCTGCTTGCTTAGTTGGGGGCAATGTCTTATCTTTGCAGCGCATTCTCCGCCCCTGCTGGGGTGGGCGAGTGATTAGGCTGTCTCGTGGTGTAATGGTAGCACAACAGGTTTTGGTTCTGTTTGTCAAGGTTCGAATCCTTGCGAGACAACAAGCCTCTTGGTAGTGTGATGAGAAATATGTATCTTTGCACCATCAAAAGGCAAACGGCCAAGTACGGTGTGGTAGTTCAGCTGGTTAGAATACCTGCCTGTCACGCAGGGGGTCGCGGGTTCGAGTCCCGTCCATACCGCCAGAAGGAGCTGTGTCCCCTTCTCCACGAGGAGGAGTGAGCACAGCTTCTCTTCCGAAAAGCCAAGCTCGGGATGTAGCGCAGTCCGGTTAGCGCACCTGCTTTGGGAGCAGGGGGTCCCAGGTTCGAATCCTGGTATCCCGACACTAGTAAGGAGGTCTGATGTAGAGCACTACGTCAGACCTCCTTCGTTTATATCATCTCCGAGAGGGTGGGCTTCAGTGCCGATGTCGTACCTTTACACTGCGAGGCCGTCGCCTCCATCCCTCTCTCCCAATAGACTAATGAAGCAAGAATCACGTATGATCGCCAAGACACTGCAGGCCCTGGAGCCCGTCTTGGCACAAGAACTCGAGGCCCTCGGGGCTACCGATATCGAGCAGGGGCGCCGTATGGTCTCCTTCACTGGGGATAAGAAGGTGCTCTACCGTGCGAACTATCGTCTGCGCACGGCCCTGCGTATCCTCCTGCCTATCGCCTCCTTCCGCGCCAATGACCCCGATGAGCTCTATCGTCAGCTCAAGCGTCTGGACTGGAGCGAGTGGATGCAGGCTGGTAACACCTTTGCCTTCGACACCGTCGTCTACTCAGAGACCTTCACCCACAGCAAGTACGTCGGCTACCGCGCTAAGGATGCCCTCGTCGACTTCTTCACCGAGCGTGGGGAGAAGCGCCCCATGGTGCGTCTGGACAATCCCGATCGCCTCTTCCATATCCATATCTCGCACGACGAGGTGACGCTGGCACTCGATAGCTCGGGTGAGAGCCTGCACAAGCGTGGCTGGAGAGCAGCACAGACGGAGGCTCCGCTGAGCGAAGTCCTCGCCGCTGGTATCCTGCTTCTGGCTGGCTGGCAGGGTGAGACGGACTTCATCGACCCCATGTGTGGCTCGGGGACGCTCCTCATCGAGGCAGCCCTCATCGCCCGTGGTATCGCCCCAGGCTCCTTCCGTAAAAGCTTTGCCTTCCAGCGCTGGGCGGACTATGATCCCGCCCTCTTCGCTGATGTAGAGGCCGAGTGTCGTGAGCTGAAGCCCTTCGAGCACCATATCTATGGCTCGGATAGCTCCATCGAGGCGGTGAAGGTGGCACGTCACAACGTCCGCACGGCAGGCCTTGCCGACCTCATCACCGTCAGCCATCGTGCTATGCAGGATTGCCCTGCTCCCGAGGCTCCCGCCCTCATCGTCACGAACCCGCCCTACGGTGAGCGTCTGCGTCTGCGCGATGGCGAGGAGCTCTACCGCATGATCGGTGAGCGCCTCAAGCACAACTATGCCGGCTCGACGGCTTGGATCTTGGCCTACAAGCTCGAGCACTTCGATAAGATCGGTCTGCGCCACAGCGACCGCATCAAGATGCTCAACGGCTCGCTGGAGTGTGAGCTGCGTGCTTACACCCTCTTCGCTGGTAAGCGTGAGGACTTCAAGCGTGCTGGTGGCGAAGGCGAAGAGGAGCGTGCACCTCGTGCTCCACGTCCCGAGCGTGAGCGTGGCCCTCGCTCCGAGAAGCCCCGTCGCTTTGACCGTCCCCGCCGCGAGGATCGCCGTGAAGGTGGCCGTCGTGATGGGGATCGTCCCAGCTTCTCAGACCGCCCACGTCGCGAAGATCGCCGTGAAGGAGGCCGTCGTGAGGGTGATCGTCCGAGCTTCTCTGACCGCCCGCGTCGTGAAGATCGCCGTGAAGGCGGCCGTCGTGATAGTGATCGCCCGAGCTTCTCTGACCGCCCGCGCCGTGAAGATCGCCGCGAAGGAGGTCGTCGTGAGGGTGATCGTCCGAGCTTCTCTGACCGCCCACGTCGCGAAGATCGCCGTGAAGGAGGCCGTCCCGCGAAAAAAAATGAAGGGGGATTGTGGCCTAATGATCGCTTCCGCTACCGAGATGAAGAAGGACGTGAACGTATTAGAAACAAGCGCTCTAAGCATATCCAGACCTTCTCTGGAGGTGGCGATGAGTAGCCACTGATAGCGGAGTTTGCAGCCGCCACTTGGGCCTGGCATTTGGTAGTATCAAATTTTGTTGTACCTTTGCAGTGCAAACAGGTCAGCCCAGGTGGCGGAATTGGTAGACGCGCTCGTTTCAGGTGCGAGTGTTCAAAAGACGTGCAGGTTCGATTCCTGTCCTGGGCACAGCCTTGACGCGCAGCGTCCTCAGTTTGCAAGCTTCAAATACGCGGGTGGTGAAATTGGTAGACACGCTACTTTGAGGGGGTAGTGCCGGTTACGGCGTGTGAGTTCAAATCTCA